CAATGCACCTGTCATAGCCATAGCCGCCTTTGGTGCGTTACGTGCCATGTACATAGATGTAGCTTCTAGTATCTCATCTTTCAAACCTTTGACAATAGAAGTTGTTGGTGTGTTATCTGCGTAACCAGCAATCTTTTTTGCCTGTACAACATCACCATTTGCTTCTTCAAAAAGAACTGCAAGAAACTTTTGTTGTCTATCGTTTAATTGTCGTGTCATGCCATCTCTCCAGTAGCCATAGCGTGAGCCAAACGTGTGCTACGTCCTTTTACCTGCCTTGCCCACCTGCTGTCTAACATCTCTTTTGCTGCGGTAGCAAAGTCATTGTTATGTACAGCTGCCCACATTTTTTTAAACTTCTTTAATCTTGGAACACCCATATTAAATGCCATGTCCATTAGTACTAGTTGACGTACAGCGTCTAGGCTATCCACGCAAGAGTGCGCTTGACATAGTTCTCTTTCGACTATCTGCACGTCATTCGTTGCTAAGTAGACCGCATCTGCTTCTGTTATACCATGCTCATATATTGCATCCATATTTGGAATGTCCATATGGTCAAGTTCTTCTTTACTTATGCCACGGTCTTTTAGGTTTCTTCCTATTCCAATGGTATCAATGCCTAATGTATCTTGATAGACTGTAAGTACAAGCCCTTCCCCTTGGATTAGTTTATCTATAAATTTCTTACGTTCATACTTCATTTTTTCTCCGAACCTAGCCAGACTGCAAATGCACCCGTCATTGCACCACTGACTACACTAATCATTGCGCTTTGCTGTGTGCTAATATCATCTAATGAAATGCCCCACTCAATCACTCGTATATACATTATAGTCATTACAAGCATCATTAAGCGTGGTAGAATCTTGTACTCTAATATCTTCTTTGCAGCCATCTTTATTTCTTTCCGAAGAATTTAGTTGCGCTACGTACTCCAAAAGAAGCAGCCACAATAATACCAAGACTATACTGATACCATTGCGGCATCGCTTCCAACTGGGCAAACCCATTTGCTACCACCTCTTCCATTCCCGGTATGAACGCTAGTATAAGTGGAATACTAAACAGTATGGTAAGCCATTCGTCTTTCCAAGAAGACTGACTACCTTTAGCCATCTCCAAATCCCAGTCTATTTCCCCAGTAGCTTTCTTCTGCATTACTATAGCTTCGGCTTGCGCTCTAGCTACTTTGGTTGCTGACTGAGCTTTCTTTTCTTCTACCTTACCACTTAACCATGTACCAGCTAAATCTGCTACAGGTCCTATTAGCATATTAAGCACGTCTAAACCTCGCTGTTTTCTTTGCAATACTCTTCGGTTGTTTGACGAACTGCTTTCCCTTCCTTGTTCCTTCTCTCTTCGCTCGTGATGTTGCCGCATATTCCGCAGATGTAAGGCTCTTTATCGCTGAAGTAGGAAGGTAACGCTCTCCAGTTTCGCTTGATTTTTTCCCAGACTTTGTTCGCCATTTTTGTTTCGTCCACGATTTTAAACTTTGTTGTGATTTTGCTAATGCCATATTACATACCCTGTAAAAACATAATCCACCAGATTATACCACCAATACCACCTACAGCTACTAAAATTAGTACACCTATTAAAATAGCATCTATTAATTCTTTTTTCTGTCTTTCAGCTAGTGCTATCTTACGTTGTCTTTCTTTCCTAGCTTTTGCTTGAAATGTTTGCCAGTCTTGCCACAATCCGGGACGACCAGCCCATATCATATATTCTTTAATCCACTCTTCTTCTTCACGAATCTTTTCAAGTGCCATAAACTCTTCTAGTTCTGACCCACCTTTATCACCCCAAAAGCTATTCTTTTTCTTTTCACCTCTATGGCGTAAATCTTCTTTAGCTTCCACAAACTTAAAGATACTGTCTCCTGCATCAACAATATCTTTTCCGTTCTGTAAAGTTTGTTTTATCACGGCAAACGCCGCATTTGCTGCGGCTAACTCTGCTAACATGTGTCTCTCCTTTCACGTGTAGCATTTTATTTGTAACCACCACCAGCTTTCTTATATGCTTGTGCAAGCATCTGTGCTTTACGAGCAGACCATTGACCTGCACCACCACCTTTTGTTCCAGCTTTGATACGTTGGAACTGCCGTTTACGCATTGCAGGTTTTGTATAATTACCTGCTTTATTTACTGTACTACCACCTTTGTTTAATTTAAGGCTAGATAAAGTCTTAGCTTGTTTAGCATGTAAGTTAGATGCTTTTTTTAAACCTGCTACAACTTTTTTAACTTTCTTTTTATTTGTTGTTTTTGCCATAGTTTACCTCGCTGGGTCAAAGTATTCCTCTGCTGCAAATAAAGCTATAATATCGTTAGCATTACTACCAGTTCCTTTTAGTACATCACCCTCACTCATAAAGAAAGGTTTACCGTCATCAAATATGTAAGCAATGTTTGCAGATTGAGTTACGCTAAATGCATCTATTATCTGTTGAGGAGAACCCCCACTTGCTGTATAGGTTATATCAAAAGTTCTATCAGCTACATTTGATATATTGGTAAACGCTAAAAGTTTTATAACAGCTACGTAATTTTCAGGAACAGTATATATTGTTGTATCAGTATCTAACGGCACAACATCATTTTTAAATTTAACGGTATTTAAAGACGGCATGATATTATCCTATTAACCAAAAAAGTTTTTAGGCTTATTAGCTTTATTAACATTTTTATTGTGTTTTCCCGGTCTACGTATACGTTTCTTTTTTATAAACTCGTTAGCAAATTGTTTTGCCATTATTCTAGTCTACTTTCCCAATAATCATGTCCATAATCATGTACTATTTCTTCATCTTTTTTAATATCTTCAACTGCAAAAAATCTAACAAACCTATCATCTGTTTCAGATATTTCCCATTCAGCATTAGGTTTAGAACTATGATTATATATCATAGCGTAACCAAGAGGTATTAAAAAATCTGTATCATCTTCGTATGGTGAATAAAAAATATAATTATGTAATATGCAATCTTCTTTTATACTATCTTCATTAACTATCAGATAAGGACACATCTCAATAGTATCACCTTTGAAATAGTCCTTATCTGCAAATATACCATGACCATGTATACTAGAATCTGCTAGATACGGCATTACTTCTTTTTCTTAGCCATACCACCACGCATCATTTTCTTTTTCTTAGCCATTTTAGCCATACCACCACCCATCATTTTAGGTTTCATAGTACCGCCACCGCGCATCATTTTTTTCTTTTTAGCCATTTTTGCTTTGCCCATTGCCATTTCTTAGTTTCCTTCTTTCTAATACTAAAGATTGATATACTTCTTCAGGGAAATGTTTATAGTACCCTGACTTTTCTAAACTTAGTGCCGCACTATCCAACACTGATAATAATTGTATGAAAACCATACAATATTCTAACTCGTCACTAGTAATGCCGTTATCGTCTAAAAATTCTAAACCAGCTTCACCAGCATCGTAGTCAGGGTGAAACACCATCAAATGCATATCTATACCTGCAATTGAAAATGCTTCGTTCATACCATCACAAAGCCCATCAAGATATTCTATGTGCGGTAATTCTTCAGATGCCCATACTACTATATCATAGTTATGTTCATTAAACTTTTCTACTTCTTCACGTAAACCTTCAAATCCTGTATTGATACTAAACTTTACCTGATTATCTACCCATGCTTTTCTAGCATAAGGACAAGGTGGTAAGCCGTTTAACTTATCATTAGGAACTTCAAGAAAGTCATGTGACCACTTACGTATGTCAGCTTCTACTGGATGCACGTGTTTTATTCTTTTGTTGTTCTATAAATTTTCTATACACACCAGCCGCACCAGCTTTTCCAGCCGCTTTAGCTCGTTGCTCCATAGCGATAGCCGCTTGTGTTTTATGATTATGGCTTCTGCTCGATGATTTTATTTTACGTACAGATGCCTGTGCATCTTTTACTGTAGCAAACTTTAAACCGTGAATTGTACCTTTTGGGTCTTCATCCGTATACAGGTCACTGTGCTTTTTACTTTTAGCAGGTTGACCTTTTTTTCTTGGTATTCTACGCATTTTTTGTAATTTTATTAAATACCTCTGGGTTTGCTTTCTTTAATGCTTTCAGTCCCGGGTTCATTGTGACTGAACCACCTGCTGCATACATATGTGCTTTGCCATATGCCATACCACCATTAGCCATCTTTGTTTTACCTTTAGGCATCATACCTACACTAACTGCAATAACAGGTACTTTCTTTTTCTTTGACATGCCACCGTCTTTCATTTTTGTTTTATCTTGCGGTTTTTTGTCACCCATACCTTTTGGTTCAGCCCTTTTCCTTGCAACTTCTCTAATTTTTTTTAAATTTTTTTCTTTAATTATTTCTGCTTTAGTTTTTTCACCAACGGGTTTACGTGGTTTAACATCTTTTAAAGGTTTTTTCTCAATCAAATGTGTTACAAACATATCTTTTAAAGATTTTTCTCTTTTTGCAATAGATTCAGCAGCACCATCATTTTCTTTTAACCATTTAATTTCTGCTTGTATTCTATCATAAGATTTTTGTACATCTTTTGACCTAGTACGTGCCAGACCACGTTGACCTAGTTGTATGCGTTTTGCATCGGGTTTAGCTATAGTATCTGAAGCTGTTCTTAATACTTTACCTAACATAATAATCTCCTGTTAATTAACATTTCCATCTTCTACGTGCTTGTCTTAAACGACTGTTAGGGTCACGAGCCGCTTTTGGAAACTTTTTCATTTGTCCAGCAGACCTAGCACAAAAAGACTTGCGCCTCTTAGCATCTTTACTGCCTTTTTTAGGATTGCCTGTTACAGCAGTTTGTAATTTACTTCCGGGATTTTTTCTTCTATAAGCTTTTACCCCAGCTTCTGTCATACCTGCGCCCTGTTTTGTAGGGCGAAAGTTTTTCTTATTTCGTTTTGGCATGTTGTCGGGTTTACGTGGCATAATTATATACCTTTTTCTTCTTCGCATTTAAAAGAAAATGAATGTGGTGTGCCTAATAATTCTGATACATCTATAACCATCTGAGAGGCACGTTGTTCACACTGTACTTCTGTAAAATACGGACCCCAATCATCTTCGGCAATAATACATTGACCTGTTAACATAGAACAAGCCATTACAAATGTTGTAAACATTAGTCTGTCCACCCTTCTGCTCTCATAGCATCTTCTACATGTTTCAATGAGAACTTTCTTCCATAGCGTGCTTCAACTGCCTGTCGTACATAGAACACATCACTATGGGGAATATGTAGGCGGTCAAGTTTATTAGTACGAATAGCTTCATAGAAAGCTGAAAGTACGTCATCTGTATATAGTTTTACAGATTTTTTAGCCATTGTCAACTCTTTTCTGTAATTCTTCTTTTCCTTTTTGCCACCAATGCACTCTTTCTGCTATAGCTTTAGCTTCACACAAGCCACAGAGCTGCACGAGAGTACCTTTTTTATTATAGATACAAGAAGAACACTTTAATTCTTTATTCATTTAAATGATTACAGTTAAAATGTTATTGGCAAAGGAATTATTTAAGGAATAGTTAACTATTTCAGTTTAACTGTTATAATTATACCAGTTTTTACAGGAAGTGTCAAGCCCTCAAATAGGAAATAGGTAAAGTTTTTCTCTATCTATGTATAAAATAGGAAAATATTCTATAATAGTGAGTATAAAAGTATCAGTTGTAGTTGTGGTTAACACTTAATTTACCTAATCTGTGTATTTATTCATGCACATATACGCACTACCCCCGTGTGGCGCATGCACGACCCCTTCATCTGTCGATGAAGACTGCCCCAAAAGTCTGATTCAGCAACATTTTCCATAGAAAATGCTAGGAAAACCAAGTGTTTCAGTAGTTAAAACTACTGTTATGGTATCAGTCGTCACTCTTCGAGTGGTTTGTAAAGTTGTAAACTAGGGATTTGTAAAGAATTTACAATGCCGATGCTTGGCTTCTTCATTCATTTATGAATGGTCAAAGTCCGCTGACGGACTAACCCTAACACCTTTGGTGTTGTAGAAATACCACATCCCCTGTTGCAGTTGGGCAACACCTCACATGGGCGCAGTTTGGCGCAGGTACTTCGGAATAACAAGTTATTCCTGCAGTCACATGAAACGGCAGGGGCAGAGGATGGCGCATCACATCACGGAAAACCGACCACTTATTTCTCTCATATTTTCTACGTGTTATATAAATATTAATCACAACTTGTTGTGAGTAATTAATATTTATTTATAACACTTAAAATATGGAGATAAAAAATGACAACATCAAACTTCAAAAACTTCGCCACTCAGCTTGCTGAAGCTCCTAATACTTTAGAAGCCAAAGGCTTAGTGTTATCCCGTTGGGATAAATCTATTGTTTCTTCGGAGAAGAAAACATGGAAGTCTTTGACTTCTAGAGGTGGATTTTGGTTCTCCCTTGGAGAAGTTCTGTCTGAGATTCTAAAAGAATCTGGTGGTAGCAGAATGGACTCAGCAAAGCTGAAAGACGCTAATCTTCATACCGTTGCAAAGCAACGTAGAAACGAAGCTATCAAGTTCTTTCAGAACTTTGACTTGATTGAAAATCAAAAGCTGACTACCAAGTTTCAATCTATGACTAGATTGATTAGTGGTGTCAATGCTATTGTCAATCCAAAGGATGACAAGCCAACTGAACCAGAGGTTCAAAATGATGGTAAGTCCGCTGACGGACTAGATGAACCAAAGGTTCAAGAGGTCAAAGCCTTTACACAACTGAACGCTGAAGAAATCGCTTTTGAAGCGTTGCTTCAATGTGAAGTAAACAATATTCCTGTTAAGGAATTTATGTTAGCTCTCAAAGACCAACTACAGTTGGTTGACCAAAAGGCAGTAGCATAAGCTACTGTCTAACTTTTTTATTGGAGATAAAACTATGCGTAATCCACAAGCTACGTCATTCATTCGTAATTTCAACGCAAAGCGTATCACTTCATCATGGAACGCTACAGACGAAGCCTATGGCTTTGCCGTCTTTCCTGATAGAGATAACACTAAGCCATTCTGTTTTCGGAGTGGGCAAGCAAAAGCTATGGCTGATGAATACAAGCGCAAACAAGCTATGCTTGACAAAGCTGAAGCAATGGCTATACTGGATTCACTACTTTAGAGTTATAACATAAAATAAATAAGAATGTTTATGATTATTTATTTTATTTATATAACACTTAACTAAGTCCGCTGACGGACTAACAAATTGAAAGGTTTTAAAATGTAGCGAAAATCTAATGGCAAAAAAAGTGTGAGTAGGTTCGCCCCATGTGAATTGAAAGCTATGCCAAGCAAGGTGACATGGGGGCATACCGTAAAAGTCTAGGCGGTATGTAGGCAGTGATGCGACCACGTAAAAAGCCTAGCATCCTTTAACTTCGTTACCAAGTCCGCTGACGGACTAAGAGAGGACATTATGAAAAAAGAATTTGAAATGGAAATTGCTATCAAGAATATTATCGCTATCAGACGCAAGGCAAAGCCTGAAGACGTAGCAGACGGTATCGCATGGTATGCAAAAGCATACGAGGAGTGCCGTATCATTGCTGAGAGATTCGACTTGCCATTGCATATGGTAGTGGGTGTAGTTTCTGCTTTGTCACCCAACAATCGTTGGGCAACTAACATAATCAATGCGAGAGATGTTATCGAGACATGGGATTGTGGCTATGCCCCTGATACAGTTTCCGTATGTACTTACAATGCCATGAAGCTAAAAGCCTTTGCCATCTTAGATGGTGGTAGCAAAACCATTGATGAAGTAAAAGCTATCTTGAATGGCAAGAAAATTGTATGTTTCTTTGAGAATATACTAGGTGAGGACACTTGCACGATTGATGGTCATGCTCGTAACATTGCATACAATCAACGTGTCAATCTTACAGATGCTAAAACTAGCATAGGCAAGCTAGAGTATGCCAATCTACAAGAAGCATATTTGCAAGCGTCAAAGCGTTGTAGCGTCAATGGCAGACGCTTGAAAACATACGAATTGCAAGCAATTACATGGGTCACATGGAGAAAGATGCACAATATTGCATAGGAGATTTGACAATGGTGATAAGACCTGTTAATCCTGTTGCTAAAGCAATGGCACTAAGTCGTAGACGGCAACAGGTTGTTCCTAACAAGAAAAAGTATAATCGAAAAAAGGATAAGAATTATGCAGATACGATTAGAGAAAATGAAGTCTTTAAAGACTAAGCCACGCAAGTCAAAGCGTGATGAATGGAAGCGTGCGCGTCAAGCAATGCGTAAGGCAAAGAGAAATTTACAGGAGAAAATCTATGCTTAAAAATGGAATGAGAGTTCGCGTATATTGGAATTTACACAAGAATAAATATTCAGTACAAGATGCTAAGACTAACCGAGTTGTAGCTCATGTAGGTGCTATCGCATTGCAAAACTGTAAGCTTACTATTCGTAAATCAGGACAAGAACGTGCTAGACGTGAGGGCAGGAAAAATGTGCATGCTTTTGTCACAGGTATGTTCTATACTGATGGGCGTTACAAAAACGCATGGTGGAGTGATGGAGCTAGACAAGTTTCATATAATCCGTACAAGAATGACACGTTTATGCGTGAGAACAAACCAATTCACACGTCACCCACAATTACTATGGGTACGCATGAAGACCGTCCAAGTGTTTGGGCAATATAACTAAGTCCGCTGACGGACTAACAACTAATCTCTTGAAAGGAGAATTATTATGACTATACAAACTATTACTTTTCACAAGCGTTCAACAGGTAAAACAGGTCAGGTGCTTGCATCGCCACAGGTAGAAGCTAAATTAGCTAAAGTCGAAAGACTATATGCTGAGTATCATGGTGTTAAGCTAGGACGTGGCAAGCTATATGACATCGTATTGGACGCATCACGTCAAGCTAAAGAAGAGGTTGGCGGTTATTTGCAGTACACTACACAAGCCGTTGTAGGTATTGTGCTAGAACATATGCACAGAGAGCTTGGCAAAGCCGTAAGACGTAAGAACAGAGATACCATAGGTATTGAAGTTGGTGAATTTACTATTGTTAATCTGCGTAGTCTTGCACGTAATACCAAAGGTAAGGTGTACGATGCCAACGGCAAGCGCGTATTGAAAGGAAAGGTGGCTTAATGATAATATACGAAGTAGGATTATCCGTTGATAATCAAAAGGGAGTGGTGTCTGTTCAGGACACCTCTCTTGAAACATCATCATGGGAAGATGCCGTTCAGTTTGCTATAGACTTAGCACAACAAGAACATCCTAATTCCCAAGTAGAATTTGAATTTTGTAAGGAGTATGACAATGTTGCTTGAAACTGCATTTGTATGCCTTGCCATGAACGTGTATCACGAAGCACGTAACCAATCTTTTATTGGGCAAGTGGCAGTAGCACAAGTGGTTATGAACAGAGTATATGATAATCGCTTTCCAGATAGTGTATGTGAGGTAGTCACACAAGGACAGACATACTCATGGAAGCCAGATATTCCTATCAGGAATAGATGCCACTTCTCATGGTATTGTGACGGCAAGAGTGACAAGCCACGTGATGCGGAAGCATGGGAGATGTCTAAACTAGTGGCATCAGGTGTGTTGTTTGGACACCTAGACGATTTCGTTGAGGGTTCAACACACTACCATGCGACATACATAGTGCCTGAGTGGGCAGAAACTAAACAGTACATTGTACGAATAGATGACCACGTATTTTACAGATGGGAGTATTAATTATGCAACATCCAATATCACGTTACATGATGGCATCCTACGCATACTACGTAGAGGATGACCCGATACTAAGTGACGCAATGTTTGACCAATGTGCTAAGAATATCTTAGAGCATTGGGATACACTTGACCATCCACACAAACATCTGCTATCAAAGGATATGCTAGAAGCAGGTACTTATCTAGGTAAGTATCCAGAGATAGTTAAAAATGCAGTAGCACATTACAGGAGAGAGAACACATGAATGTATTAAGTTTATTTGATGGGAGTGCTTGCACTCGTGTTGCCTTAGACAAACTAGGTATACCAGTTACCAAGTACTATGCGTCAGAGGTAGACAAGTATGCTATCAAGGTAGCGATGGCAAACTATCCTGACATAGCACAGTTAGGTGACGTTAAGGATGTAGGCATAGCTTTCAAGGAAGGTGATATTGACTTGCTTGTAGGTGGTTCACCATGTCAAGGCTTTAGCTTTGCAGGTAAGCAGTTAAACTTTGATGACCCACGCAGTAAGCTATTCTGGGAATATGTCAGAGTCTTACGCAAACTCAAGCCCAAGTATTTCTTGCTTGAGAATGTACGCATGAAGCAAGAGTATCAGGACGTTATCTCTGATGCGCTAGGTGTACAACCTATCGCTATCAACAGTAGGCTAATGTCTGCACAGAACAGATACAGATTGTATTGGACAAACATACCCAATGTCACACAACCAGAGGACAAAGGCATTGTGCTACAAGATGTCCTTGAGGATGGGTTTGCTGACAGAGAGAAGTCACATTGCCTTGATGCCAACTACTTCAAGGGTGGCAATCTCAAGACATACTTTACCAAGCATCGTAGACAGTTAGTATTTAGTAGCGATGGCTTGTGTCATGTTGCTGACGCTGACCTCAATGGCAACGATAGCATCAAGCGTGTCTATCACCCACTAGGTAAAGCACCTACGCTTACTACAGGTACAGGTGGCAACCATGAACCCAAGGTATTGTGTGGTGCATGGCGAGGTAGGTACACAGTCGATGGCGTACGTCAAGACCACAAGCATAGTGTCAGAGGTATGACAGAGCAACGTCTAGAGGTACGGCTTGACGGCAAGACTAACAGTCTGACTACAGTACAGAAAGACAATGTGGCAGTTCACTTTGACCACGATTGGAATGATACGAGTGTGTTTGACTTACAATGGCGCAAGCTGACACCGATTGAGTGCGAGAGATTACAGACATTGCCAGACAACTACACCAACCATGTGTCCAACACGCAACGATACAAGATGCTAGGCAATGGCTTTACAGTTGACGTGATAGCACATATACTGAAAGGAATTAAGTGATGTATTCAAAAACACTACCATCAGAAAAGCATGAAACAAAAGTATGTAGTCTAACTGTGAGTGATTTACTTCAGATGAGTAATGATGGTTTAATAAACTGTCCCGATGTTGACGAAGTATATTATCATTTGTTAGACTCTGTAAGAGTACGAGAGTATCTAAAGACAAAGGAGTTAAACCATGAATAGAAAACTAAATTTAAGTCGCTACCAGTTTGCGGAGATTCCTAATGACGAAGAGGGTCTAGCATTTGTAAAGCAACTCAAAACGTATCTTAACAAAGACCGATATAAAATAGTGGTTAAGGGTCAACACATGAATGATGAAGCAAAAGCTAACTGGCGAAAGTATGTACGTGGGCAACCTATCTCTCTCTCTACTCATTTGAGGGTATACGTTAATGAAAAAAAGGAGTTAAATTATGGAACATAAAAACATACCGACTAATATACTTGATGAACATATAAAGAAACACAAAGTATTAGAAGCATTTAAAGATGGGGTAGCAGATGCTTGCTTGCGAGGCATAAGAGATGATGAACAATCACACGCTTACTATAAGCAAGGCTACGACTTTGGCATGACACTATACGCAGACATGATAGAGAAGACAATAGTATGACGGAGTTGTTTGTATTAGTAATAACTATGTGGGGAAATGATGGTTCACAATGGTTGTACATAGGTAATCAAATAGTATTACAACAACCCATGTCACAAGAGGCATGTGAGTATATGGCAAACATGTGGGAATCATTTTATGATAATGAGTATTATAAGATGGTTATAAAATGCCACTTAGCAGGAGATATCTAATGAACAGATTAGAAGAATGGATAAAAAAATTACTAACATTTTGGATGAATAAAGACGAGATGACAGACCCATCTATGGACAACGTACTTAGGTTTGTTATCATGTCGGTGTTTGCCATTGGATTTTACATGACTGTAGTAGCATTTTGGGAGAAGTTTTTATGGTAAAAGTATATAATTTAATTATGGATAGTGCAAAGAACCCACTATCTAACATACCTGATATAAATACTAGGCACATGATAATGCAAATATTAGCTTGGATGTGGTGTATTATATTCAGTATGTATCTAGGTTCTATTGTTGCCTTTGGTATTAGTGCAATCATACACACACTATTACTAGCAGGTATCTTTATAACTATGGCTATGTTTGAAACTGCCAAGCGTAGACCACAATACTTTGGTGGACTTGGCAGAGGTAATGGAGGTGAGCATGAATAGATTTCTTATAGAACAAGATGTAGAAGCCATATCTAAATCACTATGTGACCAACATATTGTGAAGATGCCATTGGAAGAAGCACAGATGCTATGCACTAGCCTATGGCATCATGCACCAGAGTATGCAGAGGAGCATGATTTGTACAAGCCTGTACATCAGAAGCATCCATGTACCTTGTGGGCGATGGAGAACAAAGCTAACTATGCTTTTGCTTGGTTGCTCTATCGTAGTATGCTGAACGAATACACATACAGGTATGGCAAAGTTCATGGTGCGAGTAAGCATAGCTTTGCTTTGTTCAAAGGTATTAGTCTAATACCACAGGGTGACATGACACCTCACCCACAATGCTTTAGTGGACACGATGACTGTAAGACAGACGAAGACTACCCGATAGAAGCCTATCGTGCCTTCTATAGGATTGACAAGTTGAGCTTTGCACGATATAATCGAGGACGTAATATGCCACAATGGATGAAAGGAGATATAACATGCCATTAGATATGATACCAGAAAACCTAGACTTTGATGTAATCTTTGAACCTACAAAGGTTGATGACAAGAAGTATGTCATTGACGGCAACACAGGCAAGTACATTGCCGTAGTTGGTAAAGACTTTAACTGTGCATCACATGGAAACTTCTTCCGTGATGTAAGCAATGCCGTTACGAATCACTTGACAGATGAGGAGTACGAAGGTGCGAAAGTCAGTTGGAAAGACGCACACCATAATGGGTGGGCTATGATGGACATGGTGTTGCCCAATGTGACGGCTAAGATACACACCGACAAGCATCAGACAGAGATAGCACAACGTATCATTGCTCTGCATGGTGTGGATGGCACGTGTTCTAACACAGTTCTGTTCGGTGCTATCGATTTCTTCTGCACCAATGGACAGATACGTGGTGAGCATGACAAGGTAAGGCGCAAGAATACCAGTGGTTTCAGCCTTGACAGATTCATTACACAGTTAGAGCGTAGCAAGCAAGACTTTTACGCACAGTCTGCTACCTTACAGAGTTGGGCAAACAAATCTCTTGAATATAATAATGTTAGAGATATGTTACACTCACTCTTAAAGTCTGAGAAGACAGGTGACAAGATGCTAGGACTGTATGCAGAGGAAGCAAGTGTAAGAGGACACAACGCTTGGGCTTTGTACTCTGCCTTCACTAACTATGCAAGCTATGCAGACGAGCGCAACGGATTCAAGCTACGCAACACAGGCTACGATACGAAAGCAGTATCGATGTTTGCTCGTGAGCAAGAGGTGTCCAAGTGGATTGATAGCAAGCAGTTTAAAGAATTACTAGTAGCATAAGGAATTATACAATGAAAAATCAAAACGCATATAAAATGGCTAGAACGACAGACCCAGAGACAAGTCACAAGGCAGCCAAAAATATAGAACCAACACGTTTAGAGAGTGTTGTATTGGATGCCATACGACACTTTGGAGAATCAGGAGCTACTATGGATGAAGTAGATGAAGCACTGCCTAACATCAGAAGTGCTAGTATATCTCCAAGATTTAAACCTTTGCTAGATAAAGGTTATGTCATAGGAGATGGTAGGACACGTAAAGCTCTCTATTCTAATAAACAACAGAGGATACTTTGGGCGGTAGAATTTTACAATGAAAACAGTTAACCACTTAGTTGACAGATACTATTCATCTAATGATTTCAGTATGTTAAGAGACAAGTCTAAAGCAGACTATAAATATTTCTTAGGCATAATGACTGACAAATTTGGTGATATAAAGTATGATAAGCTGACGAGTAAGGAAGCTAAACACGCATACGAAGAGTGGGTTGAGCGAGGCATTAGCTTCGCCAACCACATCTGTACTGTGTCATCCATCGTGTATCGCTATGCTATTGACATGGAGTATGCGACAATAAATCCTTTCTCTAATGTCAAGCGTAAGACACCTATTCAACGTAAGGTTGTATGGACAGAGACAGATGTTACCAACTTTCTTGACACCGCTTATTCACAGTTTGAGTGGCGTAGCCTTGGGTTAATTGTACATATGGCATACGAATGGTGTCAGAGATTGGGTGACATGAGGCTATTGACGTGGGATAATCTTGACTTGCCAGACAAAAAGCTATATCTGGAGCAGTCAAAGCGTAGAGCAGAGGTAACTTTGCCTATCGAAGATGACTTACACTCCATGTTGATACAACAACAGGAAGACTTCGGCTTTCAACAGTACGTTGCTCCTCGTATAAAGCCCGTACAGGGCGAGTACCAACCATATAGCATAGATAGACTAGGAAAAGCCGCACGTGTCGTTATGCGTGAAGCAGGACTGTCTGATGAGCTACGTCTTATGGACTTACGAAGGACAGGAACAACACAAATGGTGGAAGCTGGTGTCGGTATGGCACAAATAATGTCGGTTACAGGACACAGTAACCCACAGTCAGTCAAACCATACATGAAAAATACTTACGAGAGTGCAAATTATGCCTTGACCGCACGTAAATCTCGTGGTAAAAGCAGTTAACTGCCCAACAGAAAGGTGATATATACATGAATAATATATATAACATTATAAGTGAATTAGATTTAAGTGCAGGAAGTACAAAGAGAATGGATTGCCCTATCTGTAGAGGTTATAAAACCTTTACTGTGACCAACAACATGGGCAGTCTTGTATGGAACTGTTACAAAGCCTCTTGTAGTGTTTCGGGTGGAAAGCGTGTGCATTTATCAGCAGACGATATACGTACACAATTTTACGGTGCTGAACAGATGGCAGAGCAAACAGATTTTAGATTGCCTGAATGTGTAGTGCGAGTAAATGATAAGAAGGAAGTCTTAGACTATTTACACAGGTGGTCTTTGGCATTTCTTCATTACGAACTTTTATATGATGTGAAGGAAGAGAGAATTGTTTTTCCTGTCAGGTATGAGAATAAGATAGTGGACGCAACAGGTCGCTCTCTTGGAAAAAGATTACCTAAATGGAAAAAGTACGGCAATAGTGGCTTGCCTTTCACCTATGGGTGTGGTAAAGTCGCAGTAGTTGTTGAGGACTGTGTGAGTGCTAGTGTTGTTGGTTCACTAGGTAATTTTGTCGGGGTCGCTTTGATGGGTACTTCTCTCCTTTCAACCCATCGGGTGTTTCTTACACAGTTCTCAACGGCAGTAATCGCATTAGACCCAGATGCACTGCCAAAGACTTTGCGTATGGCAAAGGAGTTAAGAGGACACGTAAATGATGTTCGTGTTCTACGCTTGACAGACGATATAAAGTATCGTAATCCTGAAGACATCAACAACCTAACCAACATAGGAGTATAAGAATGGAGTTATCTTTAGTACGCAGTCTTATGGACAAAGGTTTCTACGATGACCATCGTGGTTCTAGATGTCCTGACCGCTTGTTCAGTCAAGACGTGCGTAAAATTAAACAAGCAATCGATACAGCTATGGATAGATACAATAGGACTTTGTTACCTGATGAGGTACAAGCTATGTTCCTATCGAATAATCCTACGCTTACTACTGCACAGAAACAGGCATACGATTCTCTGTTCTTGCAGATAAAAAGAGAGACACCGTTAGGCTCAGATGTATCACAGGAAGTATTGTCTAAGCTATTTCAACAAGTGGTAGGCGAAGATGTAGCCAACATAGGATTTGATATGGTCAATGGCGATGCGGATACTTTGCAAAAGCTACGTGATGTATTAGAGAAGTATGGTGATGACTTCATACCTAACTTAAACATTGAGTGGGATGACATTACTATCGAAACCTTACTTGCTAAAGCAGAGCTAGAAGCTAGGTGGACTTTCAATATACCACCTTTGACACGTAAGCTAGAGGGTGTGAGTGGTGGTCAGCTTATTGAGATAGGTGCTAGACCTAACACAGGTAAGACTTCCTTTCATGCTAGTCTGATAGCATCACCCAATGGCTTTGCCCATCAGGGTGCAAACTGCATTATCTTATGTAACGAAGAACCCACACATAGAGTAGGTGCTAGATACCTTACGGCTGCATCAGGCATGTCAGCACGTGAAGTAAAAGATAACCTATCTAAAGCAAAGGCTTTGTACGAACCTGTAATGAAGAACATTAAGATTAAAGAAGCAGGTGGACGCGACATGGCATGGGTAGAATCGGTATGTAAGGCATACAAACCAGACATATTAGTGCTTGACATGGGCGACAAATTTGGTATAACTGGGTCATTCGCTAGACCAGATGAAGCACTCAAGGCTTGTGCTATCTACGCTAGACAGATTGCTAAGACGTATGACTGTGCTGTATTCTACATGTCACAGTTATCTGCCGAAGCAGAGGGTAGACAGAGACTGAACCAATCCATGATGGAAGGTTCTCGTACAGGCAAGGCGGCTGAAGCTGATTTAATGATATTGATTGGTAAAACTAATGCAGAGATTGAGGGTGAGGAAGAGGATAGTCCTTTGAGACACCTGAATATAGTTAAGAACAAGTTAAATGGTTGGCATGGCATGGTGAATGTAAACCTAAACTATTTAACAGCGAGGTACGAAGGATGAAGTTAACATTAGATGTAGAAAACGTAGGGCAAGTTAGAGATGGCAAGAAATACCTAGACCCTTTTGAACCAGACAACTCACTGACGATGGTAGGTATGCTGACAGACACAGGGTTAGAAAGACGTATTACCTTTGACCATCAGGATGTATCACCTACACCTAATGGACGTGAACAAGTACAGGAGTGGCTTGATAAGGCTACTATACTTATTATGCACAACGCATCGCATGACTTATTGTGGCTTTGGGAATCAGGATTTCAGTATACTGGACCTGTGTTTGATACCATGCTTGTTGAGTATGTACTACAACGTGGTCAGAAGAACGCTTCTCTTGGACTTGAGAAATGTGCGGAGAGGTATTCTTGTGATACACAAAAGCAGGATAGTTTGAAAGAACATCTTCGCAAGGGTGGCACAGCATACAACATGGAGCATGGTTTATTGGATAAGTATTTGTCTGCAGATTTACATGCAACGCAACAGCTTGCCGATAAACTGTGGGCTAGATTGAACACACCCGAAGATGCAGGTCTTATGGGTACGGTAGACATAACAAATGAACTATGTGTCTGTCTTGCTCGTATATATCAACGAGGTTTCAAAGTTGATAGAACAGCTTTAGAAGAAGTTAAGAAGCAGTATGAGACAGAGAGAGATGAGCTAGTGGCTAGTCTACAAGAGCATGTTCAAAAGCTGATGGGTGATACACCTATAAATTTAAATAGCCCAGAACAATTATCTTGGGTTATCTTTAGCCGTAAGGTTATGGACAAACAGTATTGGGCAAATGCTATACACCCATACATGGATGACGAAGACTTTAGAAGCATCATTCAGGGTGGTACAAAGAGAGTATACAAAACAAAAGCAGAGCAATGCAAAGAGTGCAAAGGCTTTGGGAAGGTAAGAAAGGTAAAGAAAGATGGAACACCTTATGCTAGAGACAACGGTTGTAAAACATGTAATAGTCTTGGTTTTACTCTTGTTAATTTACAAGATGTGGCAGGGTTAAAGTTTAAGCCACCTACTCCCAAGTGGGCAAGTGCTAATGGTTTCTCTACGTCTAAGGACAACCTTACTTTCCTAGAGTCCGTAGCCAAGTCAAAAGGTTTGACAGATGCAGTAGATTTCCTATCTAAAGTAAGAAGACTAAGTGCTGTCGATACCTATCTATCTTCTTTCATAGAAGGAATAACAAATCATACAAAGCCAGATGGTATGCTTCATGTGCGTTTAATACAACAGAACACAGCCACTGGTAGATTGAGTGGGGCTGAACCTAACATGCAGAATATGCCACGTGGTAGTACGTTTCCTGTAAAGAAGGTGTTCGTGTCTCGTTTCGATGGTGGTAAGATACTTGAAGCTGATATGGCACAGTTAGAGTTTCGCACTGCCGCATATTTATCACAAGATGGAGTAGCAATTGAAGAAGTTAAAACAGGTTTTGATGTTCACAGTTACACTGCCAAAGTTATTAGTGATGCAGGTGAGCCTACGAGTAGGCAGGATGCGAAGGCTCATACGTTTGCTCCGCTATATGGAGCGACAGGATTTGGACGTACTAGAGCGCAAGCTAGATACTACGAACACTTCACAGAAAAGTACCAAGGCATCAAGCTATGGCACACCCGATTGGCTAAAGAAGCTGTGAATACTAACAAGATTAAGACACCATCAGGTCGTGAGTTTTCATTCCCTGATGTTACAAGACGTAGCAATGGCACAGTCACACACTTTACACAGATAAAGAACTACCCTGTGCAGTCGTTTGCTACAGCAGATATAGTTCCTTTGTGTTTATTACATATAGAAAAGTCGCTTGACAATATGAAGTCTTGTGTGGTAAATTCAGTTCACGATAGTATTGTTATTGATGTACATCCAGATGAAGAAAAACAAGTTATCTGGCTTATACATTCTGTTAACAAGGAGCTACCTAATTTGATGTCTCTTAGGTGGGGAATAGATTTTAATGTACCACTATTATTAGAGTCAAAAATAGGTAATAACTGGCTTGACACTAAGGATGTTATCTGATATAACTATAAAACTTTTAAACATAAGGAGTAAAATATATGGAGTTAACAACAATCAATACGAATAACTATTCCGCTATGGCTAAAGCTATGGGAATGGCTAACGAAGGGGTGAAAGAGAAGAAACAAACAAGTACTCTTGCACGTCTTCGTATATCTCACTCTCCTATCATGGGAGAGGGCGAGGTAAAAGGTAAGAAGGTAAATATGGAAATAGTTTCTGGCGGTACATACAAGCTAGAGATTCCAGATGGTGCTACTTACTATGCTCAATCCGCAGAGATACGTCCTTTCTTGCAGAGGTTTATGTATAAGAAGTTCGTTAAGGGTTCGGGCAATGTGCCTAACCGTTATATTAAAACGGTGATGGCTGATAATCTTAATATGGATTTGAAAGATAACAATGGTGGCTTTAACTGTGGTAAACCTGCAGGTTGGATTAAAGACTATAGTTCTTTACCTGATGCTACCAAAGAACTTCTCAAGTCTATAAAAAGAGTGCGTGTGGTTCTAGGAACTGTCGATTTAAAAGAAGCAGTTGACGCAGAGGGAAATGCAATTAACCTAGAACCCACACCTTTTATCTGGGAAGTAGAGAATAGAGATGCCTTTAAAACTGTGGGCGGTGTGTTCTCTAAGCTAGGTAAGATGAAGAGACTGCCAGTTCAGCATACTGTTAGTCTAAATACTGAGGAGCAAAAGTTACCAAACGGTAATAGCTTTTATCTTCCTGTTGTATCTTTAGACCTGTCGAAGACAGTAGAGATAACCAAAGAAGATGAAGAACGCTTTGTTGATTACATGACGTGGGTTGAAAACTACAATGAATATATTATATCTATGTATAACACTAAGGTAGAGGAGAAATCTGATGCTGAGTTAGACGAGATAGACCTTAATGATATTGTAGAGATTGATACAGACGAAATGGAAGTAGCCTAATGAAGCATCCTGCTGAGTTGGCGGTACATCAGTACATGACTAGTGCTGTAAACGGTGCATCTACTATGTCAGAAGATACCATTAATCAGGTAGCTAATGATATTAAAGATGCGTTATATCGCCAGTTTGGTGGGGGAAAGAAAAGAAATGACTTTAGGTTACGTATGTCAAATGTTGGTAGACCTACATGCCAGTTGTGGTATGAGAAAAACAAACCTGAAGTTGGTATTCCCCTACCTACAACATTTGTAATGAACATGATGCTTGGAGACATCGTTGAAGCTGTCTTCAAAGGACTTCTAACAGAATCTGGAGTGAAGTATGAGGATAATGATAAGGTTCAGTTAGACTTAGGACATACGGTTATTGATGGTACATATGATATAATCATAGCAGATGCCGTAGATGATATTAAGTCTGCGTCTAACTGGTCTTATACTAATAAGTTTGAATCATACGATACTCTAAAACAAGGAGATGCATTTGGGTATGTTGCACAACTAGCAGGGTATGCAAAAGCATCAGGTAAACGTGCAGGTGGTTGGTGGGTTGTTAACAAAGCCACAGGAGACTTTAAATATGTACCTGCTGATGGTATTAATGTTGATGCAGAAGTAGCTAAGATAGATGAGACTTGTAAAATAGTCGAAGAAAATGTATTCAAGCGTTGCTTTGAAGCTGAACCTGAGATGTTTAGGGGTAAGCCCACAGGTAACAAAGTATTGAACACACATTGCGGATTCTGTTCTTATCGTTACGACTGTTGGTCTACACTAGAAGAAAGACCTGCTATTAAATCACAGGCACGTGTACCAAAGATTACTAACTACGTTGAAATTGCAGAGGAGTATAGATAATGGAAGAGTTAGAACAATTAGCGGAAGAAATAAAACTTAAAGAAGAAGAGCTAAGAAACCTACGTAAAGAGTATCAAGATAAAAGAATGTCAGGTTTACGTTCTGCGTTACAAGCAAGACAAGAAGCTGATAAACTTATTCAAGAAGAACTTCGGTCGATGGGTTACAAACAGTTTAATCCTATTCCGCTAGGAAACTGGCGAAACTTTGCCTCCTAATTATAAACAGTACAAAGCCGCACGTAAGTATGGATATAGGAGTGGTTTAGAGCATAAGATATCACTCTATCTTGATGAACTCAAAGTTAAATACGAGTACGAAAAACTCAAGATAGAGTGGGAAGACTTAGCATATCGCACCTATACACCAGACTTCGTGTTAGCTAATGGTATCATTATTGAGACTAAAGGAATGTTTACTGCGTCAGATAGACGCAAGCATCTTGCAATTAAGAAGCAACATCCTAAACTTGATATACGATTTGTGTTTGAAAACAGTAGACGTAAGCTCAGAAAGGGTGCAAAGTCTACGTATGAAGAATGGTGTATACGATATGGATTTAGATATTACAACAGAATAATACCAGAAGATTGGCTTAAAGAAAAAGGCAAGAATAAACATGCTAAGTTTATAAAGTTCTCTGGTACTAAAGTTAAAAGGAGATATAAATGATAGATGAAAAATTAGTAGAAGCCTTAGAAGCAGAAGACTTTATAGTAAACATAAGACCTACCATATTAAAAAGCGGTAAATGGTCTGGAGATGTGAACGTATCAATAATGATTGGTAGAGATAACCCACTGGATGATGAGGACTATAGTAACCTTCTGCATTTTGCAAAGATGATATGCTCTACTGTTCCCATGATGGAATATTCAGAAGAACTAAGAGAGATGGTTAATGATTATGTGTTGAAGAACGTAGATAACGACAAAGGCACAGATTTAGTTTTTAAACCAGACAATAGAGGAAAAATTCTTGACAGAAAAGATAATGTTGTTACAGTATCATTTGGAACAGAAACTAAAGGGAGCGCTTGATGCCACAAGATTTTCATCAACTTAGACATGAGGAATATATGAAACAAGCTATGGAACAATCAGACGTAATCACTAATCCAAAACACTACGAGCGTTACGCTATAGAACCTGTATCATTCATAATGAATAATGAGTTACCTTTTTGGATGGGTAATGTAATTAAATATGTAATGAGAGCAGGATACAAAACAGATACAAATGAATTAACAGATTTAAACAAAGCTAAAAGATACATTGATATGCGTATCAACCAATTAGAGGGGCGAGAGCCAAATGAAAGTTAAAATATACCTCACTATAGAAGTAGACCCAGATGAATATCCTGTACCTGCAGACGGTAATGTATCGGAAGAGATTGCAGAGGGCATAGAGGAATACTTCTATGATGTAGGTGGCACAACTATCAAACACATTAAGACAGTTCAGGAGTAAGAAATGATTAATAACTATTTACCGACAGACTACCAAAACTTTATAGCTCTATCTCGCTATGCAAGATGGAAGGAAGATGAACAAAGACGGGAGACATGGGGAGAGACAGTCGCACGTTACTTTGATTACATGACAAAGCATTTAAAAGATACGTGTAATTTTACATTAGAAGATTCACTACGCAGTGAACTAGAGGAAGCAGTGCTTGAGCAACGTGTAATGCCTAGCATGAGAGCATTGATGACATCAGGACCAGCCTTAGATAGATGTCATGTAGGTGGTTATAACTGCTCTTACGTGCCTGTAGACAACCCTAGAGCATTTGATGAGACTATGTACATCTTAATGTGTGGAACAGGTGTAGGTTTCTCTGTAGAGCGTAGCAATATAGATAAACTACCCATAGTAAATGAACACTTTGAGAAGAGTGACACAGTTATTAAAGTTGGTGACAGCAGACCCGGGTGGGCAAGAGCGTTACGTGAGTTGATTGCTATGTTGTATGCAGGTCAGATACCAAAATGGGATGTATCAGAGGTGCGTCCTGCAGGTGCAAGACTGAAGACATTTGGTGGTAGAGCATCAGGACCACAACCTTTAGTAGAGTTATTTAACTTCTGTATTGAGAAGTTTAGGGGTGCATCTGGTCGTAGACTTTGGCCTATTGAATGTCACGATATAATGTGTAAGATAGGAGAGGTTGTTGTTGTAGGTGGTGTCAGACGTAGTGCATTGATTTCATTATCAAATCTTGGAGATGACCAGATGGCACATGCTAAGTCAGGTCAATGGTGGGAGAATGAAGGGCAACGTGCGTTGGCTAACAATAGTGTAGCATATAAATTTAAGCCAGAGATAGGCACATTCATGCGTGAGTGGGTGTCTTTGTACGAGAGTAAGTCAGGTGAGCGTGGTATATTTAATCGTGCATCTGCAATCAAACAAGCAGATAAGAATGGAAGACGGGATATTGACTATGCTTTCGGATGTAATCCGTGTAGTGAAATCATTCTACGCCCATATCAGTTCTGTAATTTATCCGAAGTGGTGGCACGTGCATCGGATGACATGGAATCATTACGTAAGAAAGTACGTATTGCTACAATACTTGGCACATTTCAAGCTACTATGACAGACTTTAAATATTTACGTACAGTATGGAAAAAGAATACAGAAGAAGAAAGATTATTAGGTGTGTCTCTTACTGGTATTATGGACAATCAGATACTAGCAGGTCAGAGTAAAACATACGGCTTGAATATATCTTCATTGCTTGAAGAGTTAAAAGCAGTAGCAGTAGAGACAAATAAAATCTTTGCCGAACAGCTAGGCATTAATCAGTCTACTGCTATCACATGTGTTAAGCCAAGTGGTACAGTCAGTCAATTAGTTGACAGTGCCTCTGGTATTCATGCTAGACATAACCCATATTATGTTCGCACTGTGCGTGGTGATAACAAAGACCCACTGACACAGTTCTTAGTAGCACAAGGCATACCATCAGAGCCTGACGTAATGAAGCCAGATAGCACAACTGTCTTTAGTTTTCCTATGAAGTCACCCTCTGGTGCTGTAACACGTACAGGTATGACAGCTATTGAACAGCTTAACTTGTGGCTGATATATCAACGTCATTGGTGTGAGCATAAACCATCTGTTACTATCTCTGTCAAAGAGCATGAGTGGATGGAAGTGGGTGCGTGGGTGTATGAAAACTTTGATGAGGTGTCGGGCATTAGCTTTTTACCTTTTAGTGAGCATACATATCAGCAAGCACCCTATCAGGACATAGACAAAGACATGTACACTGAGTTGTATACACGTATGCCAGACACAGTTGATTGGTCTTTACTGCCTGAGTTTGAGAAAGAAGATAACACATCGGGTGGACGTGAGTTAGCGTGTTCAGCAGGAGTATGTGAAGTAGTGGATTTGACTGCGGCATGAAGTACGTTCCCGGGTATTTAGGAAACAAAAGAGAATATATAAACACAATAGGAGATACAATGAAAAAATTAGCACTAGAAAATTACTTGACAAGATTTATGAGATATGTTATAGACTGGCGTAAGACACGAAAGATAATAAGAACACTACAAGATTTACCTGACCATACGTTAGAAGATATGGGTATAAGAAGACATGACATAGAAAAACTAGCGTATACAGAGTTACAAAGAAAGAACTATGAGAAGTAAAGCATGGAGAGTATGGGCAAAAACAATTGGGAGCAAGATATCAGATGATGAAAGTGAAAGCGATATTGCCGCTATGCTACGTACCTTTTGGGTACTCACTCATCTGGTTGCTTGCTTTTTCATTATTATACATAATGGGGTCAAGCTAGGATGGTTTTAAACTATGTAGCAAACTGGTGGGAAGTAGCCATGTTGACAGCCATATCTATTAATACTATAATAAACATAGTTGTATTCTTTAGGCATAGATTTAGACAGAGGAGTAAAGATTGAAACCATACGAGAAAATATTGCAAGCACTGACGCATCATGCACAGGCAAATATAGAATTGCATGTTACTAACATAAGCATTTATCTTACTAATCCTTCGGGTATTGGTGAACATTCTGATATACTAGAAACAATTCAAAGTGAGATGGATAAGATAGCTGTCCACAAAGATAGGCTAGAAATACTTGAGTTGTTAGAACCAGTCGAATCAAAAGAGGAGCTAAAAGAATGACAGAAGAAAAGATAACGGTAGAAGGTAAGGAGCATGATGTCTCTGATTTAGATGACAAAGAGATATATGTGCTTAAACAAGTAAAAATTTTAAGACAAAGAATAGAAGACGCACGAATTAATTTAGACCAATTAGTTATGGCAGAACGTGCCTTTGCTAATACACTAGTATCATCCTTACAGAAAGGAGAAACAAATGAAGAATCTAAAACCAAAAACTAAAGATAGAAAGAAATTTGATATTGACTTAGCATATGGTGAAGTCAGAGAACAACAGATAGCAGATATGCTAACTAATAAAAAGATAGAGGTAAAAAGTGAAAGAGATGTCTGGCAAAGAACTGGAAACATTGCTATTGAATACGAATGTTATGGTAAGCCAAGTGGAATCAACGCTACGGAATCAGATTACTGGTTTCATAATTTATGTATTGGCGAAGATACATTTGCTACGATTGTATTTGACACCAAGAGTTTAAGAAAGATAATTAGTAACCTAGATTATAAGAAGTCAGTATCTGGTGGAGATAACAATGCATCACGTTTGTATCTATTAAATCTACAGAAGCTATTTTCTTCTGATGTAATCAAAGCATTTAAAGGAAAAGAAAGTGACGTGGCTTGAATATGAAATGCACAAATGGCAAGAGGAAAGGTATCCTAATATGCAACTAAATGAATATCAAGATAAAGCTAGAGTATATGCTATCTATCCTGAAGACTACAGAATTACCTATCCAGCTTTAGGGCTGGTAGGTGAAGCAGGAGAGGTAGCAAATAAAGTTAAGAAAATTATGCGTGGTGATGTTAAACCTGAAGATATGGAACAAAAGAAACTAGAGGTTGCATCTGAGATAGGAGATGTATTGTGGTATTGTGCCGCACTTGCACAAGACATAGGCATATCTTTATCTGTCATAGCTACACAAAACTTAGATAAACTTGAGAACAGGAAACAACGAGATGCTATTCACGGTGATGGGGATAATAGGTAAAAAAGAAGGGGCTTAATTGCCCCTTTATTCCGTATATACGTCTTCTAATACCTTACCTATATCAACTAGTATTGATAAGTCTTTGAAGTCCATACTATCAGGAACTTTATTATATCTCTTAAAAAATTCTAGTTGTGACTCTTCTCTTATACCGCTTGGTAAACGTCTATACTTTAACATCGCATCAGCGTAGGCTGGAGCATCTGCAAAAAATACCTTTTCATCTGATACTTGGCTTCGTACTGTTTTAATTTGTTTGTCTAAAAAGTTTCTAATTTTCATAGATACATAGGCTTCTTCACTATATTCTTGTTTTAATTCATCACTAGATATTTGATACTGTGACCTGAGTGCGTCTTCATAATCTTGTGCTTCTTCCACTATCATAGGTAATGCATCTCTAACAACTTTATTTTCAAATGTTTTTATTCCCGGAACCCTAGATTTACTACTTAATTCATACTCAGTAAAACCAAAACTAGCTATGTATTCACCAAAAGGTTCATCACGAGTAGTAATATTAAGACCACCAAGCACACGAAGTATAGGAGCAACACGTTCTTTTCTTTCAGCAAATAAAAATTCTTTAGAGGGTCTTTGAAACTCTCTACTAGGTGATTCAAATCTTCCAAATGACTTACCCAGTTCACCAAAAAAAGCAGATTGAAAATCTAAGGTAGGGTCTTTACCTCTTTCTTTAAAATCTGTAGGACGCATACCGAAAGACCGTTCAGCTTCTATAACTTGACCATAAGGAACAGCCCAAGTAGATAGATAGTTTCCTAGAAGTCTACCAGTTCTTCTTCCTAAAACCTCATCACCAACTAAATCTTTAGTAGATGCTATATCAACTACCTCGTCTATGAGAGTATTACCTACTCCTGTTCTAACATTAGTGCCTAAAAAAGTTTCTCTCATCTCTCTGTCATCGTACCAATCTCCGTAAGTACCATTTATAAGACGCTTCATTGCTTCTCCCATCCATAAAAACTGTCTTACTGGAAATTGTGGTGTGGTATCTATTTCTGAATTATCCCCAGTTACTAGCATTTTGTAATCGCTGGGAGCATCATCCATTGTTCTATATTGATATGCAGCACCCACTGTAGCTAGACCTATAAGGTTACGAGATATTCTCTGTCTATCTTTGAATGTATATTTTTTAATTTCTCCCCTACCAAGTAAACTTATGAGTCTTTTAGTCAACGGTATAGATGCACCTGCCGCATATTGACCCATAAGTTCCATACTATTAAACATAAAACGTGGAAAAGGTAAGGCAACTGTTAAGCCATTACGAACAATAAATTGAGATGTAGCCCTAAAAATCTCTACATCAGGTGCTTTAGCGTATGTCACATCTAATGCTTTTGTTGTTGCCTCTGCTATAATGTCATTAAATGACCTAGCATCTTTAGGTTTTACAGTACCTGCATCATTTAAAAGGTCACGTATTTTTCCTTTATTTATTGTGTCTATTAAATCAATTTTATATTCACGTTTTACTAATCTTTCTAACTCACCTAAAAACGCACCTCTACGTATTAGATGTTCTTGCCATCTGTTAGGTGTATTAAGAACATCCATAGCATCTTCAAGTTCAGTAAGAACTTTATCTGTTCTACTACCAGTGCCACGTCCTGTCATCTTCTGTATTTCATTTATGTTATTAAACATAAGGTCATACTGTTTTTCTAACCCATCTTGCTTCAATATAAAATCTACATATTCTTTTACATCCATAGATGTTTCAGGACCGAACATATATTTCATATGTCTAAAACTGTCTTTCCAATTACTACCTGAAAATAAAGATTTACCTGCGGCTCTATAACCCTCTTCTGATAAATTGTATAAGGCAGTATCCATAACATTACCTAAACCTTCAAGTGGCGCACGGATACCACCTGATGTAAGGTTACGTGCGGCAGTAGCCACCTGAGATACTAGTCCTGCTCTTCTTACATTTTCTGTTCTCATTATAAATTTACGTATAGCACCCTGTGCTTCTTTTGTAGCCGCTTCTTGTAGTGCAATCATCTCATTAGCAGGACGCATACGTTTTATTTGAGACAACTTCTGTAATGTTTTACCTGCCTCTGAACCAGAACCTACCACAGTAAGTATATAGTCTTCAAAAGATAGATTATATTTATTAAGAAGGTCTATTAGTTCTTCACCTTTAACAAGCTCTTTATTAAGTGTTAATTCAAATAGATTATCTATAACTGTTTTATTATTGTCAAAGGCTGTAGGTTTTAACTCTTTTAAATCTGCAACTGCCGCTACTAAAGCATCAAACTTTTCAGGTTTAAGTAATGGTTGTGTTAGTGTATCTCCTTGCCCTGCTAACAAAGCGGCATCCGCATCTATATCTGCACTACCTAGTAGAAAATTTTTAACACCCTTTCGACTTGCTGTAACTATTTCTTCAGCAGTTTCTACTCCTGCCTCTCTGGTTTTTGATTCATTAATAACTTTTAAACCATCTTCCCCTGTATCAGATATAATCTTACCTGTTTTATTTTCAAAGGAATCTATTAAATCACTAGCAATATCACGGTTTTCAGAGGCTACTTTAGATGCTAACTCAGCTTTTGCATCGATATCTGCATCTGTATTTATCATAGCTTGTTTTGCGTTTAACTTTCTATTTAAATATTTTTGTAGTGCTTGTTCTGATTTTATCTCTTTCTTTAACTCTTTAAGAGTTCTTTTTGATGTGTTACCTGCTAAACCAAAGGTAGAACCAACGGCAGGAACAGCCTCTGCCATTTCTAATAATGCTCCTAAATCACCAGCAAACTTTTTACCTGCTGTCTTAGGGTCAAACGGCAACATCTCTTTGCCTGTCATACCAAAGAGTTTATTATCTTCCGTAAATGTTTCGTGAATAGCACGAGTGATAGCTTCTCCTGAATCTTTCGCAGTTTCTTCTATCCCAGCAACAGCAGATATTAAAGTTTCTAAACCTGCATTACCAGTAGCGGCTATTACTTTTGCTATTGTTTTTAATCCTGTCGGTGCTTTGTCAACAAAATCTTGAGCATCAATTATATCTGCTTCTGATAATAATTTATCTATTTCTTTTTTATCTTCATATCCAAACAGTTTATCCGTCTGCTCTTCTACAGTAGGTTGGTCAAAGTCAAGAACAAGTTTAACATTAGCAGGGTCATTGGGGTCATCACTTACAGGTACACTAGGAACATACTTATAACCAACAGGAACTTTCCCTGTGCGTATATAAAATGCTTCTGGTGATTCGTCTATTTCGGGTACATCTGTTACCACTATCTCATCTACTGCTGTAGCAGGAGTGTTGTCAGGGGTAGCATCATTTAAAAAAGTAGTATTACTTTCTATCTCATCTAGTTGTTTAGATAAATTATTAGTATCTACTCTATCTAAATTAGAAGAAGATACAGAAGATGTCTCCTCTTCTTCTAAAGCAGAAAGTTGTCTTAAATAATTATTGCTATCTGTCATTACTGATACCTAGTACCTGTCCATAAAGTTGTTATAGTTGCACCATTAGCATTTTTATATTGAACTATATCACCTGCTTTTAAATTATTTACAAATGCATCACTAACAGCTTCTTCTTTATTAGCTACTTGTTTTAGTTTACCAGAAAATGCTTGGTCACGTGAGCTTCGATAAATTTCAAGTAAAGATTTTTTATAATTTTTTACATCTAAAGCAAGATTTTTTTCTCTTTCTTTTAAAGCTGCTTCCATCCTTTCATCGTCATAAGCGGCTGTAGAAACTCGCACTTGGTCAAAAGCACGTGCCATTCGGTCATAAAATTCTGTTTCATTACCTTTTATTTGATACTCTATTTTATCTCCAATCTCTTTTACTAAACCAACAGGTTGTAACAAGGACTTAATATTCTTTTCAAATATGACTTCAATAGTGCTATCACCAAAAGCTGATTTATATCCTGTATCTCCTGTAGTTGTTTTAGCAACTTCAAGCCTTTTTAAAGCATTTAAAGCATATGCTTGTGTTGCTTGAGCTTCAGCAAGTTTTTGTTCATCTGCAGGAGTCAATGTTTGTCCTATATATTTAGCTTCTTGTTGAACAGCATTAGCGAACATTAGTTCTAACGTGGCAAATTCTGGGTCATTGATACGTTTATCTCTTTGATACTCCGCTTCCTCAATACTTAATCCTTGAAGTTTTAATACTCCTGCTTGTTTTTCTGCCTCTCTTTTGTTAGCGGCTACTGCTAAAGCAAGTCTTTGGTCTTCTCTAGCTTGCGCTAAATCAGCACGAGCATTTTCTATTTCTTGTTGACTTGCGTTTTCGGCATCTAAGCGTTTAAGTCTTTCCTGCTGAAAAGTAACATTATCCATAGACTGTCTAATTTGTTTTTGAGATAAGTCAAATGCTTCCCCTTCTCTGTCAAATCTAGTATCGTCTTGTTCTCTTTCTTTAAGTATTCTTTCTCTTTCAACGGCTGTGAACATTTTACCTCTATCAATACTAGCACCAGAAACATCAAATGCTTCCTTAGTTTGGTCGCCTATAGGTGCGGCTTCTTCAACTTGAGCCATTACTTTTTTAGAGGTATCAGGTCTAAATAAAGCACCGTATAAACCAGAGGCTTGTGCCTCATCTTTAGCTATAGGAAGAGTACTAATAGGTGTTACAAACTTAGAAATATAATCAGTCATACTTCCCGGCTCTGTTCTTGTGCTTGCAAAATCTACTATTGTATTAATATCTATCTTATTATCCGCACTGAGTTTTAATTCATTGTAGAGTGCATTTGCACCCTCTACAGTTTGCCCACCTGAAACATATAATTGTGCGCCTTTGTCTATATCACCACCCACTAAAGTAGCAAGTTTATTGATACTATCTTGTATTTCTTTCTTTTCTTTTTCTTGTGCTTCTAAGGAGGCACGTCTACGTGTAACTCTATATTGAGCCATGCCATCTATACGTTCTTGTGTACGTTGCATATCTTTTTTAAGTTGGTCATCAACTGAACTGGCTAAACCTGTTACTAATCCTGTTAAAAATGCCATTATGCTCTCCGTGCCATTAATCCTGTAGGCTCTTCTGGTGTCTCTTCTACTACAGGTTCTTCTTCTACAGGCTTACCTGCTTTTTCTTTCATCTGTGTACGTATATTCTCTAATATAGCTTCGTTTGTTTTATTATCTTTTACATCTGTTAGACCATCATCGTAGTCTATACCTTCTTGTTCAGCTATAAACATTATAACCTCAACGATTAAAGGTAACACAAGCATCCCTACATCAATGCTGTGTTTACCATCCATGATACTACCCATCTGAATAGTATTTGCTAGAGATGTAACAGGTATACCCATCTTGAGTATCTCTACTATCTGTTCTGTAGCTTCAGGAGTAGATAGACGTGAGCTATAATAGTCAACTGCTTCATCTACAGTACTATATTGAGGTGGACTTTGCCAAGGTCTAGCCCCTAGCTCATGTGTTAAAGCCTGACCCGGAATAGGTGCATCAAGTAAAGGTTCATCCATTTTTCAACATCTCTCTTTGTTTTCTATAAATTAACATGTGTTGGGCTACCCTAAAAGCAGGTTCTGAAGAAGCACCGCTAGGCATAGACATAGAGTTTCTTTTAGATAACAAACCTTTTGTTTCTTCTTGTACAGGTTTTAGTTTATCTATATCCATGTTACTATATAATTCTCTTGCTGGATTATTAATCATATCTACCTCTTAAAATTTTGCACCTATCCAAGCAGAACCAAGTGTACCTATAAGGCTACCAATAGCTGACCCTGCCGCAGTTTGACCTGCTTGTTTTGCAGTCTTAGCACGTTGGTCTGCATTTAATTGCGCTATTGCCATATCTGCATATCTATTTAATTCATTCTCTGCAGATGTCCAAGCCCATTCCATAGTGTCTGCATAATAACCCCACAAATTATTATAGGCTTGATTAGATATATCAAGTATAGCTTTAGCATTTAATTCATTAGCACGATTGATTGCGGCAGTATCTGCGGTAGCTATTTCTCTTCTCCACTGTGCGTTGCTCTGTGCTATAACAAGTTGGTTCTGTGCATTAAACTGGTCACGTTGATTTGCAATCTCTTGATTAAATCTTTCTACTGTATTAATCTGACCTGCATTAAACTGTGCTTGTGCATTTGCTTGTGATGCATTGAACTGAGAAGTCTGTGATTGCAAGTTAGCAAAGAACTGGTCTGTTTGATTTTGAGAAGAAGCATTAAACTGATTAGCCGCATTTACTGCCGCTTGGTCTGTAAATAAAGATTGAATACGAGACTGTGCTTTAAACATCTCTGTTTGCTGTCTATTAGATAGATTAGCCATGTCCATCTGCATGAAGTTTTGTGCGTTCATTACAGACGCTTGCTGTCTATTAGATAAGTTTGCCATGTCTAACTGCGATAAAGCCGCAGCTTCAGCCATTACTAAGGCTTGCTGATTGCTCAGGTTTTGTAAGTTCATTGTGTTAGCAATACGGCTATTCTCTAATGCAACCTGTTGTTCAGCAGTAAAGTTCATATTAGCTACATCAGCAATACGTCCTGCATTTTGCACACGTGCTTGAAACTCTTGGTCAAACTCCATGCCCATAAATGTAGCACGTTGCTGTGCGGCAAGCATGTTACGTTGCTGTCTGTTTGATAAGTTTTGTGATTCAAATTGTGCTACTGTAGATGCATCAGCTTGTGCTATAGGTATAGCTGATTCCATAGCCGCTTGAATAACAGCTTGACCTGCTATGGAAGATGCTCCTAAACCACGAGATGCTAACATACTATTTGCTTTACGCATAGCACCTGCCGCCCATGCTGGTGTATTACCGCCTTCAAAATCCTGCATTAAACTATCTAGCTGTCCTTGCACCGTAGCTTTTTGTGTAGGTGTAGCTTGAGCCGCTTGTATTTCTTCTGTAAACTTAGCCGCTTTCTGTGCATCTGCCGCACCTGTGATAAGTTCACCTTCTTCTATCTCACGTTGTACAGGATTATCCATAAGTATTCCTGCACCTTGTGCCGCACTTAAATCACCTACAGAACTTTTTGCTTGTTGTGATGCTACTACCTCTGCACGTGGGTCAACTGTTCCTTGTGCGGCTTGTGTTGCTTGTAATGCTGTATCCACATCTTCTTTAGATGTCTCTGCTTCTACAGTTTGTGGTGCTTTCTCTTTTACTGTATCTGCCTGAGTAACACCTGCTACAGCAGTATCAATAGGGTTAATTGTACCAAGCTGACCTGTGCCAGTAGTTAATTCTGTGCCTGTTGGAACTGCACCTGATGGGTTCATTATCTGTGCGGCATCTACTTTACCACCTGTAGGCACACCGGGCTGTGTCATTCTTTGTACAGTTATATCACCTATGTTTGGTGATGGTGGTGTAGTTTCTTCTGCTGGTTGTTCTGTAGTTTCTGTAGGTGTGGTTGTACCGCCCTCTTGTAGTTTAACAACAACACCACCTTTTGCCATCTGTTGTGCCTGTTTAACAAAGTTATTCATTTGCATTTGTTTAGCAGGATTTGCTCCAAGAAACTTATCAAAATTTTCCATGTCTCCTTGATAACCCATAGCACGTGCTATCTTTGCCATACCACTAGGTTTAAATGCTTTGAACATAGCCATAATTATTTCCTATCTAATGCTCTATCTAATTTATCTTCTACTCTGTGTAATGCTTCCATAACTCTATCCATATCATCACGAACTTCCATCTTAGTTGCGTAGTCTTCACGAGTTTTATTTAATAATATCTGTAATCGTTTTACTTCTGCAAACATCTGACGAAATGCCCAGAACACAGGGGCAATAACCATTGTTAGAACTACATTCCAAAATAACATAGGGTCTATTGTCATGTTGATATCTCCACAGCTATAAGAGAACAATTTCTTATGTCAAAAACAATCGGGGATACATCTAAATCATTAGAGGTAACAGTATAAGTTACAGAAGAAGTAGTATTTGGTTGGTCTACATATTGAGTAGATAAATGATAATACCAAGGGTCTGCTGAACCTGAATTAACAAAACCTCCAGAACGCAACTCTCTTAGACTTCCTGATAATTCTGTTCCATCTCTTTTTAATGCAATTTGTCCTCTATTAGTTCTTTCTTGTTCATCAGGAATACTACCAGAAGTGCTAGGTGTTACATGCGATATTTCCATACTAGTAAGTAATAAAATTTTTGCGCTAGTTGTTGAGGGTGTAATTGTTACAGTTGCTCTAGTAACATGTGAACCATATGTAGTTGTTGATGTAGAACTACCTACTTGGTTAAAACCTGTTGTATTATTTACACCTCTGCTACTTAATGATATTGGCATACTATGTCTTTCTTCCGTTATAAAAATTAGTTAATGCTAATTTACCACTAGTAGGAACATTAGTATTTACAGGAATAGTATAAGATATATTAAAATCTCCTGTAGGAGAAACTGCCTGACTTGAAGTGTTTCCTATAGTAGTGCTTTCTATTGTTGCATCATATCCTGTGTTATTTGTAAAAGTATAAACTAAACTTGATTGAGTGTAAAAATATCTCAACCTTACACTAACATTTTGACCTGCATTTGTAATAGTGTAAGGACCAATACCAATAGGTAGAGATGATTGACTGTTTTGTACAGAAAAGCTACTAGAACCACTTGAACCTGTAACATTAACATATATGCCAGAGCTTTGTGAATCATCATCTAAATTGTAAAGATTATTAGCAACAAAAGTATTACTGCTCGAATTACCAACACTTACACTTTGTCCTTGACTTAGACCACTAGTATTAGTAGGACCAACTTGACTAGTGGAAGTAGACCTAACATTTGTTAAACCCGTAACACCCCCAAAATCATTATATGTTCCATTACTAGATGGAGCAGTTTGCGTTGCAGAACTTGTAAGTGTTGCTGGAACATTATCTCCACCTTTTAAATATTCTGACATAGAATGAGGAGCAGTGCCACCAAACTCTGTGGCTATTTGATTAAGAGATATTGCACCTGAACTTTGTAATGCCATTATGATATAGTTCCTGAAGCTGTTACATCACCTACAGCAGTAAAGTTTCCACTTGTGTCGATAGCAAATTTAGCGGTGCCATTGTATTTAAATACAAGTGCATCTGTTTTTGCTGAACTGTTGATTGTAAAGTCACCTACTTCTACAGTCCAATCATCGCTTGCACCTATTTGTATAGATGTTGTTCCTGACGATGCATTAGTTGCTTTGAGAACAGGAGAATCAACACTATCTGCGTATACATTAGCATATCGATTAGACGTAGTTCCTATGTTATATGTGCTATCAGTGGTAGATACTATATTACCTGTAGTTACAGAACCTGTGCCTGCATCTAAACTAGTAAATGTACCACCACCAAATACTACATCACCTGCATTACCGCTAAATACTTCACTACTATTCGTTGCATCAGCTATAAAGGTAAATTTACTTGCACTATCATCGTATCCAAAGAAACCAACTTTAGCAGTAGTACCTGTGTGATATCTAAACTCTATACCTCTATCTTTATTATCATCTGAACTAGGAGCAGTATCTCCACCTAATGTAAATATAGGGTCATCAATAGTTACTGTAGTACTATTTACTGTAGTTGTTGTTCCATTTACAGTTAAGTTACCACTAATAGTAATACCACCTGTTATGTTAATATTACCTGTTCCTGTTATATTAGAACTATTTAAATCTAAGTTGCCACCCAATTGAGGACTACTATCTGCTGATAAATCTGTATTTATAGCTGTAAAAGAAAGTTGACCACTACCATTTGTTTGTAATACTTCATTAGCATTTCCATCTGCTATAGGAAAATTTAAACCATCTAATACTATTTTACCATTACCATTAGGTGTAATTGTTATATCACCATTTGTATTTGTGCTAGTTAAAGAATTAGTATCTAATAATAGATTACCAACAGCTACATTTCCAGCAAAAGTAGCATTAGCACCTGCAAAAGTTAAAGCTGTTGTAGTTCCTGATTTAATAATTAAGTTACCAGAAGTATTTGTTAATGAACCGTATGTAGAACCTGCATCTTTAAGAAAGACATCTCCACCATCTGCATCCAATATAATATCTGTTGTAGCATCTAAAGTAATTGTACCACTGCTATCTATTTCTTCTATAATAGGAGTAGTTAAAGTTTTATTAGTAAGAGTTTGTGAACCTGTTAAAGTAGCTACTGTGCTATCTATAGCAAATGTAACAGCATTTCCAGAACCACTAGTATCAATACCTGTTCCTCCAGTAAAGGTTAATGTCTCACTATCTAAGTCTATAGATAATGCACCACCACTGTCAGCTTGAAAGTCTAAATCTTGTGCAGTTACTTGTGAATCAACGTATGCTTTTACAGATTGTTGTGTTGGAACATGCGTGTTAGAATCAGAGGACATGTCATCTTCATCTTTAAACCCAGCAATATCTGTTGTACCATCTGATAATGTTCCAAAGGTAATAGTATTAGTTGTTGTAATAGCACCAAACCCAGACGCTATAGAACCAGAAGCTAATGCACCAACAGTTGTAACATTTGATAGAGTATCTAAAGCTGATTCAAAGTACGTTTCAAAATCAGTTAAAGCTACTTGAACCATAGTGCCATTATCATTTACAATTAATCTATCAGCATCAGCTAATGTTGTTGAAGTAGCAGATGTACCACCATCTATAATATTTAATTCTGCACCTGTAGATGTAATAGCTGTGCCATTTAAATTTAATGTATCTATGAAAGCTATACCATCTAAATAAAAATCTTTAAACTTAGCAGATGATGCTCCTAAATCTACAGTGTTATTTGAGTTTGGTTTAATAACATTAGCACTTGTACCTAATAGTTCTCCTGCCTGTCCAAAAACAGTAATGCGTCCACCTTCTTGTGCATTACCACTATGTGTGTGTCCAGCACTAGCACTAAATGCATCTACTAATTTATTAAATTCTGCATTGAAATCTGCAGCATTAATTACCAGACCAGTGGCAATATTACTAGTAGATTGTCTTGTATACGAGTTTGCCATTATCTTCTCCCGTTAAGGCTATATTCTAATACTATTGTATCTAAACTAAAAGGTGGATTTGTATCGTCTGTAGTTATTTGTAATTGAAATGCTTTAGCAGAACCTATCAAAGGTTGAACAAGACTGCTATCAAAATTATCCGAACTATATTTAACTGTTGCACCACCATAAATAGATGTTAAAGAATCAAATACAGAAAACTCAGTTAAATCATTTGCATATGTTATACATATAGGTTGAGGGTCAACTTTACCAAAATCTAAAATTGGACATACCTGCATACTGACTGCACCTGATGGGTCTGTATATACTGTACCTTTATAAAATGTTTTTCTTAACTGAGGGTCATCTAAAGTTAAATGAGGTGTATGAAAGATAGCTTTTATATTTGCTCCATCAAAACTGTTACCACTTTCCATTCTATAAATATAGCCATCATCATTTCCAAAATATATAAACTCTTCATCATTTTCATATTCACTAAATATAGCTCTAGCTTTTATACCTGCTGTTTCAGACCAAGAAAAATTACCTTGTATTCCTTGTGTTCCTAATATTCCTTGTGAAGAAGCATCATTTATGGCTGTGTTATATGCAAAAATTCTATACTGACTTTTAGTTCTTATCGTAGTAGATGCAAACACAGAAGAAAAACTAGCAAGGTTTGTTATTTCTTTTTGTATTGGATTTGATAAATTTTGAAGACTAAAATCTCCTATCTTATCTGTTGCACCTAAAGATTTTAAACCATCAGGTCCTAAGAAAATAACATCTCCTGCAACTTCTTGTACTGTATCAGGTGCTATTGCTCCTAAATCATTTGTTACAGGTTCTATTCTGTAATCTTCAGCACTACTTCCTACAATTCTATTTATACTATTTTTTGTAAATACAATTAATTGTTCACGAAAAACTATTAAGTCTGTTATTGTATCATTAAATCTAAATATACCACCACCAGATGCTGATGTGAAATCTGTATCACTTAAATAAGCAGAATATGCTAAAGTAGAACCGTTTGCTACAAAGATATGTCCTTTTAATAAAGCAACAAAGTCAGCACCTGTAAGAGAAGAAGAACTAACTGATGTTATTGTATTTGCAACTTGGTCGTATATTCTTGGATTACTTGTACCATCAACTATAAATAAATTTTCGTTACCATCAAAGTTATATTTTAAAAATCTAACTCGTCCTGAACCAGATAAAGATACTCCTGTGCTACCAAAACTACCATTATCAGTTATCTGTGTCCAACCACTTCCTGATGAGCGATATAGGTGTGTTGTTCTAGCCGCAATCACAAAACCTGCATAACGAACTACACCTCTAATTATATCTGGGCTACCACCTGTATTTGTTCCTGCAATTGTATTACTATCAAACTTAGAATATCCTTGTATTCTTCTATAACCACCTTCAATAGAGGGTTCAAAGTTACGTAGAAGTGTAGCAGTTCCTATGGCATTTATACCTTGCTGTAAAGGACTAAGATTGGTTATTAACCCACCTGCTAACTCTATTGGATATGTTCTCCATGCGTCTGCCATAATGTACCTTATATAGTTATATGTAAATTATTGATTTTGTCAAGTCTAATCAAACGCAGCACCGTCAGTGGTTCTTGCATTACCTAAACTAGTATTACCTGTATTATTTATAATCATACCAGAACGAACATATTCAAATCTATTTACTAATAAACTTCTCATATTCTCTATACCTTCATTAAATTTTTCTTTAGCTACCATTGCATCTTGTGTATTTTCTCTAAATAAATATGCATAAAACATTGCTCCATCTAAAATAACGTGAGCAAATCTTTCAGGTATTGTTGGCACATCATCATGCAGTTCTAAATCTGTAGGAAATTGATAATATTCATATATTATAGTATATGCTTTATCAGGAGCAGGTATTAAACCATATCTAAAATCAGGTGTTCTAAATACATATTGTGGTTTAGCTGATTTTGAATTATCATATTCATATTCTATATATTTATTAAGGTATTCTTCATAATCTATTACTTTTAATTTTCTTGTTTCAATATCAAGCGTTGTATCCTTTTTAATTCTAAATGTATCCATAGCCACTGTTTTTAACGTATCAGGAAAATCATAACGCATTACATTTGCAGTTACTGTTTCTTCTTCTTCTACGTGATTAAAAGGATAATTATATTGTTGTTGATTTATATCTCTTACTGAATGATTAACTGCATCTTTTGCTTGTGCATAAAAACCTGATGCAGTAGCAAAATTAGAAGAAGTTAATTCTACTTCATTTAATCTTCTGTTTATTTGATTAACTAATCCTAAAAAATCATATGCCATTTTATTGCTCTTTTATCATAAGTTTTATTACTCGTTCTGCTGAAATTGCTCTAGTATCTGTCATACTACAAAATAATTTGTATTGAGTATGTACAGTTCCTGCAGATAAAAATATAGTTGCAACTGTACCATCTGAAGAAATATTTTGTGCTGTGGTTGTTAATCCATTAACGGTATCTCCTGCATCAAAACGTGTTTTAACACCGTTTTCATTAATAATAAACCAAATGACTTGAGATATACTTGTACCCTGTCGTAAAAACCTACTCCAATCTACACTGTAGTCTAATGTTTCATCTGGGTCTTTATTAGGAAACCTAAAAGACGACATTTCTATCTCCTTATTTATCTAATACGCACACGTCTTTGTGCGCTAAGTCTATCAAATGTTGGTGGTATTCTAACAACTCTATTCTGTGAAAGTATAAATACTCTTCTATCTTCAGGTCTTGCATCAAGTCTCGCTTGTACATATACAACTCTATCTCTAGTAAATAAATCGCGTAATGATAGATAATTTATTTTTATAGTATCATCACTAGAAGTAGAAGCATTTCCTGTAGCTGAAACAGATACTATTTTAACTACACGAGATTCAGTTGTTGCATTAGCATCACCTGATATAGAACCACTAGCTAATACTCTTATAGAAGGTATTGCTATAACTGATGCTGAACCTGATATACTGCTATCGACAGCATTTATATGTGCAGGTGTATTAGCTACTGCGCTTGAACCTGAACTAGTAATATCAGCATTAAAAACTTTAACTGCAGAACTAGAGGTAGCACTTTGACCTGTTATTGAACTACTAACATCTTTTAACTTATCTGCTACTGCTGATACAGTTGTTGCACCACTAACAGAAGCACTAGCAATTTCAATATCAGATGTACTAACACTAATAGATGCTGAACCAGATGCACTAGCTGAAGAATCAAATGTCTGATTAGCTGTACCTGATGCAGTACCGTCACCTAAAATGCTTCCTGCACCTAAAGTACGTCTACCAGCTATACTAGATGCACTTGCTGACCCTGAAACAGAAGCATCTGCCTCTTGTCCAACTAAACCTTGAGCAGTAGCACTACCTGTTACTGAAGCCTCACCTAACAACACTTTTACAGCAGTGCTTGATGCTGTGCTTTGACCTGTTACATTTGCTTCAGCTTTAAATCTTTGATTAGCAGAACCTGATGTAGTTGCCTCACCTGATACACTTGCTTCTGCAGGTCTTACTTTTATAGCAGTAGAACTTACACTACCATCACCTGCTATACTTGCTTCTGCAGGTTGTACTCTTACAGCCGTAGAACTTACGCTACTATCACCTGATACGGATGCATCTGTTGTTATTCTTACACCAGCAATAGCAGATACACTAGCTGAACCAGATATTGCAGACTCACCCGGTCTTAAACCTGTAGCTGTAGAAGACGATGAACCATTTGCAGATATTGAAGTTCTAGCATCTAATGTAGCAACCGCAGTGCTTGCCTCTGTACCAACACCCGATACACTAGCACTTGCAGGTTGTATTTTTACAGCACTTGAGGATACTGCACCTTGACCTGAAACTGATGCAGAAGAAGTTTGTATTCTTATAGCACTTGAGGATACTGCACTTGCGCCTGATACGGATGCATCTGCTGTTAATATTCTACCTGCTTCAGCAGAAAACGGAGCAGTAGAAAAAGGAGCAATAGAAAACGTCATACTGCATCACCTATAGCAATACCATACCATGCACCTCGCCAGAAGAATAATTTATTTGTGCTAGTTACGTATGCCATATCACCTACACTAGCTGATGCTGGTATATCTGAAGCATTGGTATAAGCAGTTACCACACCACCTGTTAATGTACCATCACTAGCTATAATATCGTTAGCAACAGCTTGACCAGCACTTGTTGCTATGTCTCTGTTTCTACTTTCTGTCATTATTCTAGCCTAATAGTTCTGAAGTTGGGGGTGTAAATTTATTTCCTGCAATTGCATGAGCAACCGTACCTCTTTGTATTCTAAAGTTAGAGATGTAACCACTAAAAGGATAACTATTATCCCAACGTCCACCTAAACCAAATTCTTGTAAATCATACCCAGTTGAACTACTAAGAGTACCATTACCCATAATTTTACCATCGATATAAGAACTATAATTAAAAGTATTTCCACCTTGGTATTCCTCTGAATAATAAAGATGATGCCATGTTCTAGGATGCACATGATTTGATATAGCTATATCATAAGTACTACCACTTGTTGAGTGTCCTCTAATTCTTAGATTATTAGATTGAAAACCTATTTGAAAATTTGCAGCACTAGAGGAGGCGTTATAAGTACTCATTATATGTGTGTTAGCACTAAAATCATCTTCGTCTAACCAGAACCAAAATTCTATAGACATGTTATCAGCCGCACCACCAGTTGTACTACCCATTGTGTAAACTGAAGAAGCACCTGTATGCGTTAGTTTGAGTACTTGGTCTGAGTTTTGTGGAAAATAAACTGACTTCATACCATCTGCAGGTCCGAAGTCATATACAGTAGGTGCTGTACCATTAGTAGCTACTGACCAACTTCCACTTACAGTTGTAGAAGATGCGGCATGACAGGCAAGTAAAAAGGTATTACTATCTGCAGTTAATGTTTTTGCTACAGTATCTAGTGGTAATCTAACATGGTCTAAACTTACTCTAAAATCTTCTATGTAAACATCCGCACCATTAGAATATCCACCAGCAATTACAAAAGTACCTGTGGTATTAATATCTTGAGTTCCTGAAGTGCTTTTTGTAGCTACTAAAGTACCATTTAAATATAAATATATTTTATCATAAACACGAGTAAGGGCAACATGTGTCCAAGCTGTGCTTAACATATTATTATTAGCTGAACCCATAGTAGAACTATCAAATCCAGATATTGAAGAATTGATATTTCCACCAGTAATATATACAAATAATCCAAAACCTGACCGAAGTTGGCACGTAATATTGTTGTTAAAACCGCCCGGACTAACTTCAAATAAAGTTTTTTCACTACTATTTATAGTGCTATCTAACCAATACCAAAATTCAATAGTAAAATTTTTTCGTCCAAAATACAATCTTTCCGCATCATCTCCCTTGTCATCAAAATAAACACCATGACCCGAAGCTGAAGCATTTGGACGTATTGATGCAGAAGCATGTTTTGTTCTAGTTGTAGATGATGTAGTAGAAGCCAATCTTACTCTATGATTTTTACTAACATCAAATATTTTTGAAGCAGATGGATTTATTAAAAACTTAGTATTTGTTATAGCAGTTAATGGTGCTGAAGGTGGATTAAATGCGCCTGTATATACAGCAGTTCCTTTTACAACTCTCAAATCTGCTATATAACCCTTAAAAGGAGATGAAGTAGCATTTCCATCTATACCTATATAAAAATTACCTGCCTGATAATTAGTACTATTAGTTGCAGTTCCAACAGAAACACCATTTACATAATAGGTAAGAGTAGTACCGTTTCTAACAAGAGCTAAATGATGCCAAGTATTTACATAAGGATTATAGGCAGAAGTAAAAGTGTGGTCAATATCAGTTCCCGGACGACTAACCGTAATCTCTCCATTGCTTCGTAGATGTGAGCCAATTCCAGTTGTTCCATAACCTACAGCAAAAAGTATAGCATAGCTTGAAGCTACTGTTTGATATGCCCAACATTCAATTGTAAAATCACCTGTGCCAAATGCAAAATCACTGTTACTTCCTGCCGAAAGGTAATCACCTGAACCATCTAAAAATACTGAACCTTTGTGTTTACTAGCATTGTAAGTTACTGTATCAAAAGGACTGAATGTATTTTTTTCAATAGTGCCATTATATGTGAAAGTTTGATTTTGACCTGACTCATCTTTTAAATAAGGTAGTGCGCCTAATAACAATTTAGTATTTGTTATAGCAGTTACATTTTCATAAGGAACATCTATAGTTGTATTTGACGCATTATTAGGATGAGAACCATTAATAAATCTAACTCCTCGTACAAATCCTTCAAATCCTTCTGAACTATTTCCAGTTGCACCAATGTATGCATAGGTATTACCTGTACTAATTGAGGCACTATAACTACCATTATGAGCAATTCTACTGCCATCATAAAATATTGCTATATTTGTACCTGTTCTAGAAACACACAGATGATGCCATTCACCTTTTCTAAAAGATTGTGTAGATGTTAATTGTCTATCTATAGAACCATCATGCCAATAAGCAGTAATCTTGTTACTATTTGAATTATCATAGAGCATAAGACCAAAAGATTTACTATCACTGTAATACGGTCCTAAACCAAATCCACGAGTTTCGTTTTGGAAACTGTAAGATGGAGCAACATAGAACCACCCTTCATATGACCAATCACCTGTTCCACCTATATCAAAATCAGCGGATGAACCAGTTCTAATATATGATTGATTCGTATTTAAAAGTGTGCTATATCCCCCATTTTTATAAGGAGTAAAAGTAGTAGTATGAGCATCATTAAATAAACTTATTGTATGATTACTAGTAGAGGAATCGGTAACTGTATTATTAGTTCCAGCATTACCACTAGCTTTAATTAAAAATGTAGTTTTTTTACTATTTTCAGTAGGTATACTAAATACTAAAGTAAATGTAGAAACAACATCTGTATTATTAACACTATCAGATGCTCTAAAAGTTAATGTACCGCTTTCAGTTGTAGCAACACCATCTGCTTTAGGTGTAACTGTAAATACATTTGTATTGTTACCTGTACCTTGTGCTACAGTAGCAAGCCCATTAAAATTATTATCTGCTATAGCACTATATGTGATAGTAAAACCTTCAGGGTCAGTAGCTACTACTGTGATTGTAGTTGCTGTGCTACCATCTGTGGCTAAACTATAAGATGAATTAGGAGATGTAGTATATGTAGGTGATGTATTGATAAGTGCTATTACATACCAACCTGATGAACCCCTAATGTACAAACCATTGTTTGCTGTAACAAATCCTAAGTCACCTGCACTAACACCTGAACTTGGTAGGTCAGATAGATTAGTATATGTAGTAACACCACTGATAGCAAGCGAACCATCTGTTGCAATGTTGTCAGACGCAACTGCCGCACCTATACTTGTAGCTAAATCTCTATTACGTGATTCGGTCATTCTATTAATTTATCTCCATTAGCTTGCTGCTAAATCTCCAAATAACTGCCATGTATCTGATGCAATTTTAATACAACTTGCTTGACTGTGTTGTGTACGAAGTTTTAATGTTGGTGTCGAATTAACGGTAACACCAGAACCACCTGCCACTGTTACTTGCCCAGCCCCTATTTGAATAAATTCTAATTGTGTACCAACAGGATACGTTACACTAGAATTTGGCGGTATTGTAAGTGTAATTGCTGAACCATTATTTAAAGTTATTAACTTAGCATCATCGGTTAAAACTGGGGTATATGTTGTTCCTGTCTGTGTATTAATACTTTTAACTGCACTACCAAAAAATGAAGCAATCTGTACTTTATCATTAACAGCCGCACCAGATGCTAAAACTACAGATGTACCATTAGTAGCTGTATAGTCATCTGTATCTACTAATAGCACCCCATTTAAATATACAAATATATTTCCTACTGTATAAGATAGTGTAGCTGAATTAGCATCACTACCACTAAAGGTTGTTTGATTAGCTGTAGCTGTGTATTCATATGTATTTATAGTAATAGGTGTTCCACTACCGCCACCGCTAACTGTAATAGTTTTTGTTGCACCTGTGCCTGACGCTGTTATATTACTACCTACAAAATTAAGTGTAGTAGCAGTAGTAGATAGTGAGCTACCTTCTTCTTGAACTGTTACACCGCCACCACCTGAACCTGTGCTTGCGGCAGTAAGTCTGCCTTGTGCATCTACAGTAATACTAGCATTAGTATAACTACCTGCACTAACAGAAGTATTAGCAAGTTTATCAGCATTAACAGCATCATCAGCTATCATACCAGTGGCAACTGTGCCTGTATCTCCTGTACCTATAAGTGTACCAGAAGTTGTAGGAAATGTCAAGAGTGCTTCTGAGTGATTTATTTTATTAGAACCAATAATAATAGCATGATTACCCATATAACCATGAGCAGAACATTGATAATATAATATGTTTGGAGTATCTTCAGTTACTGCTATTTGTAAATATGTGCTTGTTGTTGTAACACCTGTTGTATATGCTGTTGTTTTATCTGCATCTAAGTAAAGTCTAAATGGGTGACTTGACATATCGCTTGAACTAAGAGTAAATCTATAATGATACTCTGAATTAGATGTTACGTTATCAACACCATATAATGTTAAAGCAGGTGATTCTATTCCATTTATAGCATAACCTAGACTGCTTCCATCTCCGTAGTATGGATGTGCAGATGTTTTTGTTACTACAGCTACGCTAAATTCTACAGGATTAGAAGAACTTCCATAACTGCTAGATAACAAAAATGCATCTACGTATTCACTTGCTTCTTTATATACTGCTTTTTCTGCAGGTTGTGTTACAAAAATATCTCGTGTGCCAGAAGTCCAGTTAACGGCACTATCAGAATTACTGGACTGTAAAATAGTTGTACGGGCGAGAGTAGTTCCTGAAGAGGTATATGTTCCTATACCTACCTCAAAATCACTCCCGTCCGTACAACAGTAATAAGTTGTATTTCCATTTCCTATGGATGCAAATGATTCAAAACCAGTAACCGCACCTGCAAGAGTATATGTACCCGTACCAGTTGTAGTAGTGGTTTCTTTCACTCTGTCAGCGACTACTAAAGCCATATTACTAAGCCCCTGCTATTGCTATATTAGGTTTCTGATATGGTTATATTTGTATCTGCAAATCTTAATGTATCATTTGCCGCTATAGTTTTTGAAGCAGTAAGCTGACCATAGTATATTAAGTTACCTGCTCCATGAGTGCCACTATCCCATATACCAAAATGTGTTACTGTTCCAAAACCACCACTACTGTTAGCAGTAAATTCTACTGCACCATTACTAGTGGCAGAACCACTTGATGCGGCATTAAAATTTATAGCTTGCCTAGAATAGTTGTTAGAGTTTGCTACCTCTGCTCCACTACCTGCATCTGTAGGGTCAGCAGTATGCAAAGCAAGATACTTCTGTGTTACAAAACTAGATTCAGTAGTTCCTAAGAAATGGTCTAATACTTTATTTTCTAAGTAATTAGATTTTGCGTCTGACATTCTTTTCTCCTATGTCGTTAAGAAAGGGGCAAGTTGCCCTGCCCCCTAGTTAAGTTAAGCAAGAGTGTCTCTATCAACCTCTTGAGCAGTCATATCACTACCTTGGTCAGTACAATCCATCAAAACTGCCCAGACTCTGATTTTACCAGTAGTCAAAGCTGTGCTTGATTGTGTGGCTAGAGTGACATCGATGTTGTCATTCGCTACACACATAATGGGTTGATAAGCGGCAGGGTTCTGTGAAACAGTACCTGCGGCTGTACCAGATGCGTTGTTGTAACCATCTACAAAACAGTCAGGGTCAACGCCTGTACCTACATCGATTGTGGATGTTCCTGCTGAAGTAGCAGTAACAGTCTCAACACCTACGTTCAAAATCATTGTGCCTTTTTTGACAGCAATAACTGGAATTACATCTCCTGCGGCAAGAGCAGTTTCCTTGTCTGATAATGCAGTAGCAAAATCTAATTCCGTTTGAACAAAGTAAGGATTGCGACCACGTTGCGAATTGCCACGTGCTGCTTGGAGAGTATTATCGCCTAATGCCATTTTTCAATCCTCCTTACGCTAAGTTGTATGCGGCAGTTACGATTGCTTCAGGACGAAGTATCTTTCTACCGTATAGGTGCATACCACGAACAATGTCAGCAAAGCTGTCAGGGTCACGGTAGGTTTCAGTCTTATTAATCTGCTCTGCAGTAGCAATAGCAGAAGTATGACCAGCCACGATTATGCCCATGTTACTAGCATTAGAACCACCTGTTGTCGAAGGACCTGTGCCTAGTGACGGTAGGTTGTTAGACTGATAGATTTGGAAACCGTGAAGGTTATTTAAAACAAGACCATTCTGAAGTCCAGAACCACCGAAGTCTGAATTTAGAAGACGTGAATCTTCGTCTTTCAAGATTTCAATAAATACTGGGTCAAGAACAAGCCAACGTCCTTGAGTGTCCACGTTTTGTTGGTCAAGTAAACGTGCCATACGCGCAATAACTTGCAATGGAAACGCATTACCTGTTGTACCACTCTTAGCCGCAGTTGCTCCACCAGCACGAGGCTCAAGACCAATTGACTGATTTGCAGTACCTGCAGTGCCATCGGTTTGTGTGAAGTCAGATGCGTCCAAAGACATGGAAGCTAAAAGTTCTGCACCAACTAAGTTTGCACCGCTAGATGCAGACGTGACAGCCTTTGAACCATTAACGCTTGTGTTAACAGCATTAGGTGTACCGTGAATTGCAGACTGTTTAAAACCTGACAAGTAACCAAGAACCTCTTGGTCAAACTGGTCAGCCAAACGATATGCCGCACGGTCTGATGCTAGTTGTTGGAAGTTCACATGTGAATGTGCTTCTTCGATATCATCAACCTTAAATGCAAAGTAGTTAGCTTTGTCGATGGTTAATGAAAAGTCTTCATCGTCAAGGTCTTGTGGTGTTATTGTTGTACCACGAGCGTATTCCTTAACGGAGATTTCGGGTTCTTTGATAATCTTAACAGAATCACCCATTTGTGCAATCTCTCCAAAGTAATCGGAGTTAGTGATTGCTTCAGCAACGGCAGACTTGCGGAAGGCAAGTTGTACCTGTTTGCTGTAAATAATAGGGCTAAAATTGCCGTTAGGAAGATTACCATAACCACTAGCAGTAGTAAATGCCATGATTATTCTCCTATGTTATAGCATTGTTACAGATACAAACTCACAAAATTTAGAGGCTGATTAGGTTAGGTGTGACTGTACGGGTCAGGCTAACTGCTTCAGGTAATCCGAAGATTTGTTCGTTTGCTGATTAATTGTGCAAGTAGTTAGCTAGACAACTTACACTGTTGACTATAGTTATATTCATAAATATCTATTTGTCAACTGATTATCTGGCAGAACCAGATATATCATATATGAATTTGCCAGAACGGATTGCTTCCATTATTTCATCTGACTTCTTTTCATATTCTTGTGCCGACATTCTTTGAACCTCGGATTCTTTTAAATAAGAACTAGCCTCATTCTCTTGGGGCTTTGTCCTTGTATTTTTCGTATTAACCGCTTCAGCAACACTTTTATCATTTTTGCTCTTTTTTTCTTTGCCAATATTTCTATCTGATTTGTATAAATCAATAGCTCGTGCCGCTGACCTTGCATCATTATCATTCTCGTATAGTGCCTCCTGAACCCATTTAGGTTGTTCGTCTGCCCATTCGTGAAAATCATCACTATCTCTAATCTCACCAAAGTCAGGATGTAGTCTCATTAATTCAACCTCTGCTTTTTCTTTTGTAGCAGAAAGTTGCATTTCATTAATTACTTTAACTTGGTCTTCTAGCTGTTGAGATTGTTCTCTAGCTTTTTTTAGAGCAATAGTTTCTATGATTGCGGCAACATCTGGATAATCTGCCGCCCACTTTTCTATATCATCATCTGACTTAGGCAGTTTTATTTCTTTTCTTGTAGCTTCAGATAGCTGTGCTTTTAACTTATCTATCTCTACTTTAAATTCTTCTGCTTGTTTTTGCTGATGTCTACGTAAGTCAGAATATCTTTTCTTAAAAGTTTTTTCTTCTGCACTAGCAGGTTCAGGCTCTTCAGGTTTAGTTTCTTCTACTTCACCCTTTTGTTCTTTAATTAATTGTTCTAATTCTTCCTCATCCTTTTTTATTTTTTCTTCTCTTGAATAAGGTTTAGTTACAAATGCTTTCTTTTCTTGTGGCTTCATTTCTTCTGCCATGATTGTGTCTGACATATTATGTCTCCTATGCTGGGGCTAACCGTAGCCACTGTCGGGTGGGGAGTTAGGTAGCCAGTTAATGTGGATTAATTTTTAGAGGCTAATCCACCTGACCTCATCTGTTTAGGTTTAGCTTTTTGTTTAGAAAGCAAACCACCTTTTGCAATACCTGCACCATAAGCACCTGTTGGGTCTACTTTAGTTTTTGCTCGTTCTCTTGCTCTTTCTTGTGCGGCTTTTAATCTTTCTCGTTGTCGCTCTCTTGCATCTGCTCTTTTTTCTTGTTCTCTTTTTCTCTGCTCTGCAGTTAATTTGTTAGAGATAGGTTTTTTATTTACATTTTTCATTTCTTTTAAAACATCACTTTGTATAGATGACGCAAATGCTTTTTCTGCTGTATCCTTTTCCCTTGCTCTTTGTTCAGGTGTAATCTTAGAAAATCTTTCTACACCCTCTCGTTGCATTGTTGCTAATAAAAATCTTCTATTAACACCGCCTTCTTTAGAAGTATCTAACGGTGGTTTATCTTTAGGATTAACAGCAAACTTTATACCATCTGTACCAAAAAACTCTTGTTGTCCTGTCTCTGGATTTAACAATTCACCATTATCACCAACAAGATAACCACCTGTTGTAACTGTTCCCGGCTCTAAGTTGCCTGTTATATCACTAAAAGGTTTAGCACTACGACCTGTTAGATAATCTTCTCCAAACATTTCAGCTATTATATCTTTTCTATTCTTAGCTTCTTCAAATTGTTTTCTTTGTTCTTCATCTTTTCTACGTTCACTTGTAGTATCTTGTCTTACTTGTGCTTGACCAACAGTAGGTACAACAGATACTTTATCTTTATCAGGTGCAGTATATTCACTTGCTAACACAAAACCTTCTGGTAATTGAGTTACACCCGGAATATAATTTATTGTTCTACGCTCACCTGTTTCTGGATTAATTATTTCTTCTAAACGTGGAGCTTGAGGTGCAGTCATAACTTGTTCAAAACTTAAATTAGAATAGTCAGGTTGTGTTGGAGTAGTTGTTTGTTGCGGTCTAACATACTCAACAGGTGATGCTATAGGTTGTGGTACTGTAGCAGGTTGTGGTGTTGTAACTGCAGATGGTACAAAACTTTGTTGTGGTGGTACATAACCACCTACATTATACTCCATATCATCTTCTATGTCAAGGTCTGATAATTCAAAAGGTATATCATCTGGTATAACAGCTTCATCACCATTACCCATTTGACCCATCTTATCCATCATAGACAAACCTGTTTTAGCTTCTTGTCTCATCTGCATAAGTTTTTCAAGACCAATGTATCGCACTACATCAGCAGGAAATACAAACTCACCTTCACTTAACTGTGCTGGTATATCATCACGAACTTCTTCTTGTGTAGAACCTACTGGCACATCATTACCTGATACAGGGTCTGTTGTGCCACCTTCTTCCATTAAACCACCATCGTCAAATAGTTCCATTTGTTTTTTCATGGGTACTCCACCTTCTGCCATTAACGTAGAACTTCTTTTTTCTGCCTCTTGAACCGCTTCTTCTAATGTATCATGTCTGCTCGTAGGTTTAACTTTACCATCAAGTAACATCTGACGAATTTCATCTTCAGTATATTTTATACCATTATGTATTGAAGGAGCATTTACATAAGCATTTTCTCCAAATTTAATAGTAACAGATTTTTCAGAAACCATTTCACCTTTAGGAGTTTTATATATAGTTTTTCCTGCATTAGATTTTTTATTAGTTTTCTGACCTACTTTTTCAGCCATTTACTTCATCCCTAAGATATTTAAGTTTTCTTAATGCTGATATTGCGCCTTGTTGTCTGTGTACTAAAACTGTGTCAGAAGTTTGTTCTAGTACATTTTGATGTACTTCTATAGTAGCATCTATATAATTACTGAACGCTTCCCACTGGTTGTTGTTGTTGACCAACGGCTTGAGCTTGCTGAGTATTTGCCCCTTGTTCATTTCCTGTAAATCCTTGTTCTCCCGGCACTGGTGCTTGTCCAACACCTATGTTACCGCCACCTGCTCCACTGGTATCCATTGCATCTGCTCCTGCAGGTGCGCCCTCTGGTTCTTGTGGTTGTTCTTGTTGAAAGCCTTTCATCAACTCTGCTTGAATAGCGGCTTCATTCATATTGTTGGTAACTTTGTCGGGGTCTAACTCCATAGACTTTGCAATCTCACGAATAATATATTGGAACTTCGCAAATGGTGCAAGTGCTGGATTACTTGCTACCTGTAGGAATTGCATAAGTCTTTGACTACGTACTTCATTAGCCATGAGACTTTCTGTACCTCTAGCTCGTACTTCTAAGTCTCCTTTAATATCTGGGTCAAAATCAAACTGCATGTTAAATCTAAACAACCCTTCTCCTAACGGTCGTAATAGATAATCATCTACATTCTTAATAACAGTCTTAGTGCTTCCTTGAGCCGCACCCATTAGCATAGAAATACCAGAAGCAGTTCTACCTACTCCTGATACACCTGTTTGCCCATGAGCAAATGATGGGAAGCCTGTGCTTTCATCTGCAAGTACACGTGCTTTATCAAATAGCATCATGTTCTCACTAGACACATTCGGGAACTTTGTACCAAATATCGCTTGTCCCGGTGCGCCACCTTGTCTGCGGAACACCTTTCCCGGATATAAGGATAAGTCTTGACCCGGCACTAGGTTTGTTTCATCTACCTCTACAATTAAATTACCAGATAATACAGCATTATCAACAGCCATACGCATAAAGCCATTCATCAAAGTCTGTGTATCATCCATGTTTTCAGCAATACCTACACCAAAGAATGAGTATGGGTTTAACTCATAGGGTGCAGAATGATAAGGTATCTTTGCAGGTTTAAATGGATTAAGAACCATTCGTATGAGTTTACCATTACATACCCATACGTTTGCCTGTAATTCATCAAAAGTTTTTAGTTCATCTGGAATATTAATCTCTGCTTCTTCGAGCATTTCTGTATCTACCATACCCCAGTATTCTAATACATCAAAGCGTTCTACTCCGTGTTCTGGTGCATAATCAGATAAGTCATCTTCCCAATATTCTTTAGTATAGTTTTCTCCTAGCTGTATGACTTCATCTATAACTGTGTCTCTGAACATCGGTCTTTTCTTGAGATTCCGAAGTTGCGACCTTGACATCTTATGTCGTTCAATGACATACTGTGCTTCATCCATATTATTGGCATCAGGGTCAGGGTAAAAATTCCAGACAGAAACGTGTGAAACTTGGGGCATTGTTTTAAACTGTGGGTCATATTCACCATCCTCATCCCAATTAGGATATTCTTTATCTACAGCAAAAGGTCCTTTCATTACACCTGTTCCAAATAAAGCCATCTCAAATGCTGTGCTACGAAGATGTTTACTAGCACTTGATTCTTCTAGCTGGTCGTGTATTTTCTTCTGCATCTTCTTTGCGGCTATCATGGCTGGGCTAAAGGTAACAGAGGTAGGTGTAGCACCTGCTCCTTCTTTAAGCCCCTCTATACCCTCTAATTTCTCCGTTAAAGGACCTAACATTTCTTGAAGAGACTTTTCTGTAGCACCTGCAGGTAAATCCTTACCATCTCCTGAAAAACCATATGGACTACTTAGGGAAGTATCACCACGCAACTGTTCTGGTTCTTTGGGGTCAAAGTGTACGTCTGCGACAACTCCTTCTGGTAACTCAGTAGGTTCAACAGAAACAGGAAACTTATTATTAGCAAACAGTACATCAACAATTTGCCCATATGCCGCAAGAGTTTTTGTTTTTGTAACTTTAATAAAAACACGTGACTTCTCCGATTCAGTAAACTGAACATCTGGTCCGTATAGTCCTCTATAGTTTCTATAGGCTTTTAACCAGCGTTGTTCATCTTGATAACGATAGTCTTCTGCTCTTTTAAATCTTTCGTGAATAAATGGTATTATGGAAGATACATCAGCATCTTCAGTTGTGCTATCCTCTACATCTTCTAAAGATATAGAATCTGCTTCAATCATTACATTTTCATCTTCAGCCATTTTTTAATCCTTAATATCCAAAGGTTGAATCTGCTACTGGCATACCACCGTTAGGTCTACCCATTGGGTCGTAGTCAAATATACTAAATCTAGGTCGTGACATTATTCCGTATCGCAACGCATCATACAAATGGTCTTCTGCTTTCGTGTCAATATCCTCTGGATTTTTCTTATCCAACGGCAATGAAGGCAATTGTGAGATAATGTCTGTGCAACTACTAAAGAAAACAAGTCTAGGCTCTTCTGTAAATTCATCAATCTGTAGTCGTCTATGTATTTCATTCTTACCAGAAACACGGCTACCTCTGCTTCTGTCTGATGGTCGCCATCTGCAACCCTTCTGTATCATTTGCTCTGCAAGGCTAGGACCAGTATCGCCACGCTTATGCCAAAGAGAACTATCAAGCACACCATACTTAATATTGCCATCTTCAGCCTCTAACTCTAGTATCATATCAGCTAAGTCTGTAGCTAAGACTTTTGACACGTACAGTTCCCTGTACACAATGAGTTGTTCAGACGGACTGACAGCAAACCATACAACAGCACTGTAAGACCCATACCCATAGTCACATGCTCTGAACTTAACCCAATTGTTAGGAATATTAAAAGGTTCAACAACATGAACATCACGATTAAACTCAGTAAATGCCGCACCTTCTTTAATGTCCCAATCCCCATCCAAGAGTTGTCTTCGTTGTTGCTCTGGCAACGACAGGAGCATGGCTTCGTAGTCTCCAGCATCTGAGAGATAGGGGTTATCAGATAACCTAGCAGGTATAAACCGCCTCTTGAAAAGCGGTCGCCCAGCCCTGCTATGCCCTGCTGGATACTTGAGAATTTCACCTGTTTCAATATCTGTCGCATCAAATGCCTTTCCGTATGGTGCTGGGTCTATGAACATTTTCTTAACCCAATGATGACCTCTTCCACCCGGGTTTGTTGTTGCCCTCATAAAGATAGGCAAATCAGGGGCAGTGGACCTAAGACGAGAGCGCATATAGTTCCATGCGTATGGAGATTGCCATTGTGTTAACTCGTCAAAGCCAATCCAGCTAAATGCTAGACCCTGATAACGCAGGACATCTTCATCTCTGTCAAGGTATGACATCCACAATCTCGCTCCAGATGGTGCTGTCCACTGCATTTTTCGTTCAGACCATTTTATGCCTGACCATATTTGTGGATACAACTCTTGTGATTTAAAAATAAGTTCACGAAGTTCTTCTGTTGTATGTCGTAACAGCAATCCACTAAATGCTGGATGCCCCATGTATCGCAGTGGGTCAGCTAACATGGCATAGGATTTACCACCCCCTGCCGAACCACCATATAATACTTCACGCTCACTAGCCGCTAGAAAATCTGTTTGAGGACCTTCATTTGGCTTAAATAACACATTAGCGTGTTCTTCTTCAAACTCTGTTTCATATGAAACATCTTCAATTATTTTAGGCTTTTGCGCCTGTTCTTTCTTCTTCAAGGGCTTTCGCTTTGGCGATTGCCGTTTCCGCATATTCTGCCCATTTGCGGATGCTTGCAACTTTGTTCTTACGCTGTCGCTCATTCTGTAACCGTTTCCTTAATCCTACGTGTGATATGTATCTATCGCTATTTGTACTCAACCAGTTAGCTACCTCACGATAGCTGTATTGATTTACGTGCTGTCTAGCCTTTTCTAACAAATCTAACTCTGTCGGTATGGGGTCAAGAATATCAGGGTCTTCTTCGTTTTGTTTATATCCGAATGGTACAGTACGTGCTATGCGTGGTATCTGTACCCATTCGTTCTGTTCTTTAATATCTGTTGGTTGTGGAAGTTTCCACTTGCCTATACTACGTGTCATCTTGCTTTATTTTTTGGTTTTAAATCTATTATAATTGTATCTTCTTCAGTGCTATTACTTTGTGCTTTTGGTGCTACACGATATTGTCCTATACTTTTACTTTCACCATAAGGTGAATTAGCTTTTAAACCTAAAATATTTAATTGCTTTTCAACTTCTCTAGCAGTTAACTTACCATTTTTATGTTTATTAAATAGTGTTTTTGCTTTTTGTAAGTTTGTTTTTGAAATAAGACTTTTTAATATTTTTGATGTAGCCATTAATCATCCTCACTTACTGCTTTAGGTGGCATAAGCATAACACCACCGCTTGCTTCTACCTGCATTTTTTCTGTCTTCACCAAACCTGAACGGTCTAATAGTTCTTTAGCCGCTGACATCTTGTCACGTATGCCTAGTTCTGTTGGGTCATACAATGCACCTGTCATAGCCATAGCCGCCTTTGGTGCGTTACGTGCCATGTACATAGATGTAGCTTCTAGTATTTCATCCTTTAGTCCTTTGACAATAGAGGTAGTTGGTGTATTGTCTGCATACCCAGCAATCTTCTTTGCCTGTACAACATCACCATTTGCTTCTTCAAAAAGAACCGCAAGAAACTTTTGCTGTCTTTCATTTAACTGTCGTGTCATGCCATCTCTCCAGTAGCCATAGCGTGAGCCAAACGTGTGCTACGTCCTTTTACCTGCCTTGCCCAC